ATGCCCTGAGGGGCTCTGGGGGGTCGGGGTCGGGGACCCCCCCACCCCTTCGAACGCCCGTTCGACCGCCGCGTTTCCGCAGGTCAGGGGCATTTTCGCGTTTGGTCTGGTCAGAGGTGCACGGCGTCGCGGGTCCACCGGTCGCGGGTGCCGAACCGCCAGGCGACGCGGCCGGGTTGGCGGGTGCCGGGCGGGTGGGCGACGGTGCCGTTGTCGCTGTGGTCGACCAGTGAGGGGTTGGTGTAGGCGACGGTATCGGTCCATGTGCTGATGGCGCGGTCGATGGATGTGCGGGGCGGCAGGCTGTTGAGCATGTCGGGTATGTGGTTGGTGTGGATGGCGACTGCTACTGCGTGGAGGAGTCGTGGGGCGAGGAGCCAGCATGCGGGGGTGGTGATGGTGGCTTCGATGCGGTGTTGGTAGGCGTAGGGGCGTTGGCGTCCGAGGTAGAGGCTGACGATGGGTGTGGGTGCGACAGCGAGTGCTTGGGTGAGTTGTGCTCGGAAGTTGTTGCAGGGGACTGCGTCGTCTTCGAGTACCACAGCCCAGTCGGTGTGCTGTTGGGCGAGGGCGTTCCACACCTTGCGGTGGTTGCCCTCGCACCCGAGGGTGCCGTCGTCGATGGACAGGTAGTCAGCGTCGACGGTGTTGGCCAAGGTCTCTGCCATTGAGAGGCGTGAGATGTGGCCGACGATGCCGATCGCGTACCTCATCCGGCGGTGAGTTCCCGGATCTGTTCAGGTGTGGTGGCTTGCAGATACCGTTCGAAGCGTTGCTTGTTGCGTTCGGTTGCCGCTTTGTCCGCGGCGGTCAGGTGTGCGCCTCCTCCACCGGACAGGTGGTAGAGGTGGAAGCCGGGGCCGTCAACGAAGCGGGTTGGTCCGCAGCAGACACGGAACGCTAACTCCATGGCGTCGTCGTCATACCAGGCGCCTTCGAAACCCTCGTCGTATTGGCCGATGAGGTTGAGGGATTGGCGGGAGACGATGTTGACGGCGCCGATGGACTTGCGGTCCTTGCGGATTTGGTGGGCGTCGGCGGCTGCCGGTTCGAGTCGGTGTTCCCGCACGGCGATGGAGTCGTGTTCGGTGATGGCCATGAACTTGGAGAACGGCACCACCAAACCCGGGGCGGACACAGCGAGTTTGATGCCCTGTTCGATTTGGGGGAATGGGACGATCAGGTCGCTTTCGGTGAACACCAGAACGTCAGCGTCGGTTTGTGCGGTGGCGCGGTTGTAGGCGGCGCTGCGGTTGAACTGGGCGTCTCCGGTGCGTCCGTCGTCCACGACGAGAACTTGTTGCCCGCAGGTGTCCCAGTGTTCGATGACGCGTTTCAGGTTGGCGGGCCGGCGCGGGTCCTTACCGCGGTCACGGAACGGGATGATGAAGGCGACCGTAGTCATGAGAGGCGGATGCTCCACTGTTCGGGACCGTGACCGATCACAGTCCATTTGATCCCGGTTCGTTCGGCGCATTCCCGGAAGGCGCGTTGCTCGTGATCCACACAGCGTTGGGCGCCGTGGTACTCGTCGAACACCAGAATGCAGCCGGGCCGCAGATGCGGCTCAAGGTGGTTGAGCACGGTCATGGTGCTGTCGTACAGGTCGCAGTCGATGTGCACCAAGCCGATGTCGTCGGGGAAGGTGAACGTTGGCAGGGTGTCTTCGAACAACCCGACCACGAGGGTTGCGTTGTCGACTTGGGGCGGCTCGCAGGCGAAGTGGCCCTTCTCAAACCTGCCTGGTTCCCAATCATCCGGGAGCCCCTGGAATGAGTCGAACCCGACGACCGGCATTTGTTGCGCGATCATGCGCAACGTTTTGCCCTGCCCGACGCCGAACTCCAGTGCCGTGCCCTTGGGTTGCAGCGAGAGTGCATGCTGCAGGGTGGACGTCATCTGGTTGCCGAGGCGGCGACCAAGGCTGTAGTCCTGTTTGGGTTGCGCATCCAGCCACTGCCGGTAGGCGTTGGGGCTGTGTTCCGCGGCGTACTGGCGTGCCACTGATGTGGCGGGTACATCGCAGTAGATGTACAGGGCTTCGTTGATGACACGTTCTGTCTTAGCGACCGACAGGAGTCGTTTGGCCCAGTCCGCGTCCTCACCGTAAGACGATTCCACGAACGGCAACGCCAACGCGATGTCGCGGCGAACAGCGCTGGTGTGGCGGGGCGTGTTGAGTTTGTTGACGTGATCGTCGGTGTATCGGATCGATTGTCTCGTGATCCACCGTTTGATTCCGTTCAGCCGGTATTCCAGCTGGAACGTCAAAACGTCCGCACCAGATTCAGCGGCTTTCAGGAGCGCGGAAACGTAGTTGTCTGCGACCTCATCGTCATCATCAACGAAGACGGTGTATCGGCCTGATGCCATCCGTACTAGGTGGTTGCGTTTCGTCCCGATGCTCATGGAGCGGGTGTCGGTGAGGACGAGAACCTCAACCCTGGTGGGGTCGTCAAGCTTCGCGATCTGATTGTAGATCTGGCGTTGAATGGCGATAGCGAAATTGTCATGCCGCTCGGAGACGGAGCAGATCAGGATCGACAGATCTGGTGGTTTGCTATTCATCCTGTCCAGTCCATGCAAATTTGTGGGCGTACTGCTGTACCGTCACCTGCTATGAGTGGGGATTCTCAGGTACTGGTTGAGCGGTTCGCGCTGCCGGCCGGTTTGGTTGCGGGTTCGTTTGTGGCGTTCCTGCTTGCCGCGGTGACGGGGGTGGAGTTGTTCACCCTGGCAGGTGTGTGCCTGCTGGTGGGTGGTGTGGTCACAGCGGTGAGGGTCGCCCAAGACCAGGCAGCGGCACCGGTGGTGGTGTCGACCGTTCCGGTGCCGGATCCGGTGCGTCAGCAACGCTTACAGGAGTATGTGTCGACGGAGCTGGCCCGTTCGCGTGGCCGCATCGAATCGGTGACCCCGTACACGGCGGTAGTTGTTACCGGTCAGCGGGTGAACCATGTACTGCACCTGCTGGTGTCGGTGCTGCTGTGCGGTTTGTGGCTGCCGGTGTGGCTTGTCATCGCCCTGACTGGTGGAGAGAAACGGTTCGTCCTAGCGGTGGATCAGTGCGGGAATGTGACGCGGGTCTAGCCGCGGATGCACCACCAGATGCGTGTGAGTAGTGATGGTGGCCGGTACAGGTCGAGGTGTTCCCACGGTTCCGGATCATGGACGGTGAGTGAGCGTCTGGTCCAGGGTGGGGTGGCTTCGATGCGGTCCAGGATCAGCTGGGAGATGCTGCCCGTGTAGAGGCGGGTTTCGTCTTTGGGTGGGTCGAGGTGGCGTGACACGGCGATCAGGCGGCGAGCCATGCGCCGCATGATCCTGGCCGCCCGACGTTTCATTCCGACCGGCCACCGATCGTTCCTGCACCGTCCTGCAGATTGATTCGCCACGACTCCGGATCAATCGCGTTAGGTAAGCGGCAGGCTTTCCCACATTCAGAGAAGCGCGTCTTCGAGCAGGGTTCCGGGCAGACGCGGAGGTGTTTGAGCGGCACGGCAACTACTCCTGGCTGGTGGAGCGGGGAACGCGATCCAACAACTGATCCAGCAGTTTCTCCGCAGCCTCAACAATGCTCGGGTTTCCGCCTTCGCGGGCGAGGCGAACGTTGTGGAGGGCGTCGGTGATGCGTTCGTTGAGGGATCGTGGTGTGGCGAAGGTGGGCATTGGGATCACCTCCCGAAATGCGAAACGCCCCGAACCGGTAAGGGTTGGGGCGCTCTGAAGACACTTGTGGTGCCACCGCTATTGTGGCACACAATTCGCCATTTCGCCCGCACCATTCAATGGTTGCGTTACCAAAGTGTCGGAATTCGTCATTCGAGCACTCCTTGGGGCAGTGAGTATCCAAGTACCTTCGCTAGATGCTGGAAGTACTCCGGTCCCCAAGTGGTGTGGCAGTTCTGGCATTCGCAGCCGAGGGGGCCGATCTGCAACGCTGGCTGCCTCACTGGATCGCCGGACGAGTTCTTGCGGTACACCACAGCGGTGTTACACGCGGGGCACGGGTTGGGCAGGGTCCACTTCCGCTGCGGATTCAGGGTTGCGGTGATCTTGTCGCACCACTTGTCGACCTGTGCGGTGATGTCCTCAACCAGGGTGGTGTCTTGGGGGCGCCATTGGCGTTTATCGATAGCCTGCAATCGTTGCACGGCGATGGGTTGCGGGTTGTCGACCGATGCGTCGAGGTTGGGGCGTGGTTCCCACTGCGCGGTCAGGGTGTCGATGTCGCGGATGATGTCGACGGCGTCGAGGCACATGGGTGGACTGGATTGGGGGACGCGTGATGCGTTTCCCTGTCCACCGGGGAGAGCGTCGATGAGCTGGTCGTAGAGGGAGTCGAGCCATTCGATGCGACTGGTGCCGTCTTCGAGTTGGCGGGTGGTGGGTTTGGGGTCGATGAGTGCTGAGATGGCGATGCCGAGTTTTTTGCGGGCTTCGACGATGTTGCCGTCAGCTTCGATGGGCTGGGTCATTTTCCGAATACCTTCCTGAACATCGCTTCCTGTTCCCGTCGTTCCTTCTCGCGGTGTTCAAGCCATTCCGCTGCGGCGGCACCGACCTCTTCAGGGACGTCGGCGAGGTGGGCGTAGATGTCTGCTTGGAGTTGGCAGAACGCCCGATACTCGTCGGGGTCTTGGATGGGGCATTTTTTGAGGGTGTTGGTGGCGGCGTTGAGCGCGTCCCACGCCGCGATCCACGCCCCCACACGAGCATCAGACATCGTTACTCCGTAGGTCCTGTGGGCCAGATATGCCCGGTGTCATCGGTGTGCTGTTGAACTCCCGCATCCAGTTGCACGTCATCGCGAGTGTTCATGGACCAGCCGCAATCGCACTCGGCGTAGAACTGGCTGCCCACCTGCACTTCGATGTACATAGGTGGCGGGGCTTCTTTGGCCCCGGTCGTGCAGATACTGTTCCAGCGGTCCCATCCCGCGCCGCAGTGACATTCCGGGCCGCTTAGCCGTTCGTGGCTGCCGGGGATCATGAAGTGGTCGCTCACTGTTTCCCCTCCTGGTTGGGTTCAGACTGCACAATCGACCCGACATCGCTGGGCAATTCATCGGCGTTGACCTCTACCCACCACAGTCCAGGCTGTCCAGGTACAGCCTCGCGGCGGACGAGAATGCCGCCGCTATGCGACTGGAACCTGAGTGCGGCCTCTAGGCTGTCGTGCTCCTGGATCCACTCGCCCCCGTCTGGACGCGGTTGCTTCAGTGCGTAGACGCTCATTTGTGGTGTCCTTTGCAGTCGGTGGAATGCTCGTCGCGGGGCTGGAAACACGCCGGACAAACAGGGCTCTCGTGGATGAATCGAGCCTGGGAAGCAAGAATCACAGACAAGGTCATGACAACACCCACACGGATTCGACGTCGTCGGCGTTGAAGTCCAGCGGTCGGGGCACCATGTTCGTCCACTCGTAGGACTTGACGCCGTACTTGTCTCGTTTCACGGTGAACTCGTCGGCTTTCGCGACGATGGAAGTTCCGGACTTGTAGTTGATCTGAATTTTGGCCATCAGGGTTGGTCCTTTGTGTTGAGTAGTTGTGCGATGGCGATCAGGGCGTGGACCTGAGCCGCCTGGTAATCCCCCGCGGCGGCTTCCTCTTTGGCCCGGTCAATGTGATCGGCAGGGGACACGATCTTGCGGCCGGTCAAAAGGGAGGAGCCCAGGCGTCTATGAGGACATCGAACGCAGCATCAGCCATCCGACGCCACGCATCCTTCTCCAGCTCCGACAGGGTGTCCCAGGGGAACATGCGGCCGGATCCGGTGGTTTCGCAGATGGCTTTGCGCGGCTCTCTCGATCAACGCTGCACGCTCAGGGGTCGTACCCTCGTTACTCATCGATCAGCTCCACACTGTCCACGTACGCGTCATAGACCTCGCTGTGCAGGAACTCACCCTCGTGCCAACGATCGCGAGCATCATCCTCAGACTCGGCTTCGATCTCATAGAACTCGACGGCTTTCGCCTCGACGCGGATCTTGTAGCTGCTCATGGTTTTCCTTTCGTGAGCCATTCCGCCCACCCCTGATCCACACGGCGTGGAGGTGGTGTGGTGTCCGGGATGATGTGAATATCCGTATGCCCCGTGTTGATCGAGTGACGGTCCGCTTTCCATTGAGCGCAATCCGTGCAGCTCTGGTCCCACACACGGTTGCACTCCCTGCAATGAACCTGAATCACCGAGAAACCTCCCGCCAATCCCGGCACACGAACGTCCACAGTGACTCCCCGTACGGCGCCGGTCGGCCCGCATGGGAGATGGTTTTCGCCAGCACGTGTTGCTCACCGATCGCGGTGATCTCGATGATCGTTTCGCCGCGGCCTTCGTCGCCGGCGAGTCGGGTTCCGACTGTCCAGCCGTTGCGGCGTGCGGTGTCTGCGTCGCTCATGCCTCGCTCCATCCCGACACCCAGCGGGATTCGATGTACTTCGGAGCTGGATCGGGGCATCGCCATAACCCGCGTGGCCGGCTCTCAGCGGTGAGTCCTCCGAGGGCTTTGTCGATTTCCTCGGCCACATGCGCTGCGTGCTCGCGGCTGAGTCGGTCTTCCTCGCCGCATGCCCAGGTTCGATCAAACGAGGGGCGCCAGTCGCAGCCCCTTCCGCATCCGAGGATGCCCCCGTGCCATTGGTGTTTCTGCACAACCCCAGCGATCACGTTCTGGGCTTCGCTGCTCACGCTTCCTCCCCTGTGGTTGTGATCCAACTGGCCTCACCGTGTTTAGCGCGCCATTCCTCCCGCCGACGTTGAGCAACGAGACTCATGCGGTAGAATTTGACGGCGGTACGCAACGCCTTGACGTGGCGACTCAACACTCGACTCATGCTTCCTCCCCTGCCAGTGCAGCGAGGATGTCTTCGCCAAGCGCGTTGAGCGCGTTCGCTTCGTCGCACGTCGGTCCGTCGGGTTCGGACCAAGCGCGTACTTCAGCCGCGCGCTCAGCCAGTTCCCGGATTCGTGTTTCCTGCGCCCGGAGACGCTCAACTTCGGCGATCAACTCGGGAACGAGAGTGCGCGCCTGGGCGATGAACTCGGCGTCCCCGTCGCGCAGATCAACAGCCACGTGCAATCCCGGATGGAATGACACACCCCCGACCGTGATGGCGTTTGGCTCGCGCTCTCCCTCGCTGACCACCAGGGCGTCCTCGCTGCCGCCGGGAATGAACAGCCACGGCCCCTCAGTGGTGCCTTCCAGTGCTGCTTTCGCGCGCTCTACAACGTCGCCCTCGCGTTCAGCCATGGTTGTCTTCCCCCTCGGCTACAACAGCAGCGGCGAGAAGGGCGGCGGCCAGATTCCGTGCGCCGTCCGCCGTGGCGTAGCCCTGAGTGCGAACCTGGATATTTCCGCGCCCGTCGACCCAGGTGTCCCATTCGTCTTCTGGCGCGGTACTCGAAGACCATTCGTCCGGGTATTCGGCGTATGTCGCTTCGGGTAGTTGGATTACCGCCACACCAGGAAGAGACAGGAGGGCTTCGACCGCGTGGTATTCCTGGGCCTGAACGGCCGCTGGCCCCGTCTTCGCGGTGAAGCTTAATCCGCAGCGACAGTCGACTCTGTAGTCATACCCGTCCTCTTCCTGGTGGCGGTCGATCACCTTTATCGCGTACCTGCGGTGCTTCGCGAGGGCTTCTGTGAGTACAGCACGCAACTCGGGGTTCACTGTTCCCCCTCGGCAGCAACATCATCCAAATACGCGGGGCATCTGCCTTCTTCCACGAGTGTCACGTTCGTGATCTCCGCCGAGAACAGCGCCGAAGGCCAGTACTTGTCCTCGCGCCCGTCGAACTCACGGCGGACCTCGGTGTAGTCGGAGTCGAGTTTCCAGTCGATCTCATGGCTATAGACATGTTCGCCCGGTTCGATCCCCTCGCGAGTCCAGTAGATGCCGTAAATAGGGTTGTTCATTCTTCGCCTTTCGGTTCTCGGTTTCTGTCTGTGAGCCGCCCGAAGTGGATGACCCGACCGGGCAGCGGCTTCCCCGGACGAATCGTGTTGCTGCAGGGTGTGCCTTTGGGGGCTTTGCAGATGTCACACGACCGGCACGACACCGCCTCCAGGACACGCGGATCATCCGCGCTCGATACAAACAACGTCACCGCGACTCCTCGTGGAACCCCAAGAAAAACTCGACATGCGCGGTGATGTCCGTCGCCCACCGCATCGCCTCACCCCACGTGTCGAACGACCCCGAAAATTGGCCCTCCGGGGTGAACACGTTCCACATACGGAGGTACGTGTAGAGGCTTCCGTCGCGCCGGCGAGCCAACCGAACCTTCCACTTGCCGGTCACTGTTCGTCTCCTGTTGTTGATTGCGGGGGCTGTACGCCACGCTGAGCGACTTTCACACCCTCCCCCTTGTCGCCGCCGCTCATGACATCCGCCCCCGCGCCAAAGCGCCCGTAGCCGCCAACTCCGCATCCCGAACCCTCACGTCATGAAACGAAGACCGCCGCAACACCACACTCGTCCCCGCAACCACACAACGAGAACCCACACCCGCCTTGCACCACGAACACCGCACCGTCAACGCATTCACCTTCGGCCGCACAAACACCCGCGGCTCCGGTGTCGGATCCCCGTACCGGTCAGGCACGATCAATCGACTTCATCTCAGCGACCCGACCGACAGCGCGGGCCAGCCGGCGCTCCAACTCCGCATCACGGGCATTCTCACGAGCCTCCCGCTCCGCCGAAGTCTCCCGTTCGCACCGATCCCGCCGGATCGCACGTGCAGCATCAACAAGATCCTTCGGCAACGGACGAAACCCGCTCCCATGATCGGAATACATCTTCGTCACCCCGGCCAACACGTCGGCCTGGTTGAACTTCCACAGTTCGATCTGCTCAGCCCACGCCTCGACGGTGGCGCGGTTCGGCTGCGGAAACCACGGGTCGTAGGCGGCGCACTTCGCAAGAGCATTGGCCGCGATCTGATAAGAGTCGCTCATTGTCCGATTGCCTTTCTCTGGTCAGGGTTTCCGAGGCCAGCCCATCCGAGGACCTTCGCTTCGCCGGCGGTGAGGTTGCTTGATCGAGACGACTTGATGACATCCCCGAGGACTGTTGGCAGGTACTCAGGGAGGTTGCAGTTAGGCCTTCGTTCCCATTCACGCAACGCTTCCCGGATAAGGGCGTCCGGCTGTCCCTCGCGGGTGAGCTTCTCAACCTGGACTGCCAGCCGATCAACAGTGGCTCTTGGATAGGTGTTGCTTCCAAGCTCTTGACGGACAACGGTCTTAGAAGCGGAGGATGGTTGCGGCTTCGAGGGCTTGTTGACGAGTTCGATTGAGACCGGTTCCGTGTCGACGACGATGGGGGGTGAGTCGTACGGTCCGGGCGGTGGCTCGGGCGGAAGCGGGACTTCCTCGTCCCCTGCTCCCCTGCTCCTCTGCTCCCCTTCCCCTGTTCCCCTGTTCCCCTGTTCGTGGGGGAGACTCTCGTGAGGGTCTCCAGAGGAACTCAAGAGGGACGCTGCCGTGTTGACCATATCCGCTGGTGGGAGTGGATATTTGTGGCCAAGGCTGGGGTGATTCACCCGCTGATGCTGTTTCCACTTGGTGATGTACAGCAGATCCTTGAGACTTCCGTTGTGGACGGCTTTATAGCGGGTCACCTGTCCACCGCTGGCTAGTCTCTCCAGATCTTCAGTGACTCTCTTGAGGGTCTCTAGAGGCTCGCGGGCGAATTCATCGGCGTACAGATCGGCAACGATGGAGACGAGTTTGTCTGCGCCAACACCGTTGTCATCTACATACGACCACAAGCCGATGAACGTGAGCCGGGTCGAGATAGGCAGTTTGGTGATGTCGTCGGACCGCCAGAACTCAGGCTTGATGGACCTGATCCTCACGACGCATCACCGCCGAACAACTTTTTCATGACGGCGTTGTGGATGCGCCACCTTCGAATCTCGGCGTAACGCTCGGATGCCAGATCTACGCGCTTCATGTGAACGTCGGTTGTTCGTCCCGACTTGGATCTGCACCGGGTGTCCGGCTCAGATCCGCAGGTAGGACATTCCACCCTTGCCCAGTCGTATGGGATGCGTGGACTATCATCAGTCACAGCCACTCCAATCCAGTGGTTAGGCCCGGGGTCACGGTGTTACCAGCACCGCCCGGGCCGTCTTCGTACTCACGTTCGATACTACCCGAAACACGCTGGTAAAACACGTTTTTCCGCATCAAGCCTCCTCGCAGTCTGCGCATCCGTTTCCGCCGCACACCTCACACAGACCGGCCTCGAATCCTGGGCATAGGCATTGCGTGTACCGGGTCATGTCATCCGCATCCACACCCAACCGGGTTCGGCATTGGGGTGTGTGGGTGGAGCGGGGATGATCACACAACAGGCACGTCATGGTGTTCCTCGATGTGTGCTCGGTGATCAGCAAAGGCGTGGTGTCGGCGGATGAAGTGTTGGGCGTCGTTGGTGGTGGTGAATTCGGCGGTGACGGGCCGGCCTTGGGTGCGGGAGCATTCGGCGCAAGCAACGGTGATCATGCAGTGGCCTCCAGAATCATTCGGCCGATGTGTTCGGATATTTGCGGGACGACAGCGTTTCCGAGGGCGAAGAGTCGACGTCGGTCCAGTTCGGCGGAAATCCCATCAGCCATTCGATCCACACCGGGTTCGCTCGCCCAATGCGCCCCTCTCTGGCTGCTATCAGGCTGCGCAACCGCATGTACGTGTTCGGTACCGACTCCCCTGAAAGCCATTTCGAAGTCATCTCGAACTCGACTTTTCCCGCTGGCTTGAAGTCGTTGGTTGTTGGGGTATGCCAGAATGAACAGCCGCTCACGTGTGTGTGGGGCACCCATGGCACACGCGGATAGCACTGACCATTCCGCATTGAACCCGCTCTCGTGAAGGTCGGCGAGGACGGTGTCAACTCCTCGAACAAGGAGAGCTGCGACGTTCTCAATGAGGACGTATCTGGGTCGTATGTTGCGTACGGTGTGCAGCATTCCTCCCCAGAGGGAGGACTTGGGTCCGGTAATTCCTTTTCGGGCACCAGCGTTAGAGATGTCCTGGCAGGGAAATCCTCCACAGATGAGGTCAACTCGGGGCCTTTCTTCGCTTTCCCACCACTCAACGGTGGTGCGTACATCGTCATGTCGGGGGACGTGCGGCCAGTGTTTGGCGAGGATCTGTCGGCAGTAGGGGTTGATTTCGACCTGTCCTACGACAGTCATGCCGGCGCGTTCCAAACCCAGTTCGAGTCCGCCGATGCCTGAGAACAGTGAGAGGACGTTCATGGGACCTGCCAGTTGATGGTGTCTCCTTGCTGGAGAATCTGTTCCAGGTATTTGACGACGGTGACGGTGGAGTTGAAGCATTTCGGTGGTTCGGTTCCACCGGTGACGATGTAATGGGGCCACGTCCCAGAAACCGTGTACATCACCGCCGCAACCAATCCCGGATGTTTTCCTGCACACGCTCGCCGTCGCGGTTGTAGTAGCGGAACACGATCGAGCTGAATACTTCTCGGATGAACATTCGGGCTGCACGTTTGGCGTCGGACCTCCTGTTGTACATCTCCGATGTGAGGATGATCTGTCCGTTTGGGCGGGACACAGTCCACCAGAACGTGCACTTGCTGAGGGTTTCCCACTGGTCTACGTAGAAGTGCGGTCGGTTGCTCATTGTGTTGCCTCCACAGGGTTAGGTATCCGATAGGTGTTCATGCGCCTGTTCCAAAGTCCAGACACATCTGGTCCAAGCGTTTCGCGATCAGTTCGCAGTACTTCTCTTCGAGTTCGACGCCGATTGCTTTGCGACCCAAGTTGCGTGCCGCGACCAACGTGGATCCGGAACCGGCGAACGGATCCGCAACCACACCGTCGGGTGCAGCCGCGATGATCGTTTCCATCAGCCCGATTGGTTTCGGTGTGGGATGTCCGATCCTGGACGTTAAGTCGCTCGGGGATGACTCGGTGGTGATGACACTGCCCCGGCGAGTGGAGCGTTTCGCCCAGTGCCCGATCAGATAGATCTCTTCGTGGCTGGTGCCGAATGCGGTTGTGAGATCACCCATGCCCGGTCCGGCACCGCGTTTGTCCCAGATCAAAACTTGCCGAACGTTCGCCGGTTTGGCAACACGCCACGTTCCGAATACGGCTGCTGGTTTCTCCACGCCCCATTCCTGGAGCGCATTGTCACGGTGCGTGGTGTTTTCGTCGTTTGCGACGGGTCGCTTTTGTTTCGTCCAGGACGAAACAAAAGCCATGCCGTATGGCGGGTCTGTGACGAGCACGTCCGCGGCAAGCCACTCGGTGATCTCTAGACAGTCTCCGTGGTAGAGGGTCACCTGGTCGTCCGTGTAGTACGGGGTCATTTCGCTGCCTCCGTAGGGATTCGGTAGGTGTTCATGCGCCTGTTCCAAAGTCCAGACACATCTGATCCAGTCGGCGCGCGATGATTTCGCAGTACCGTTCTTCGAGTTCGACGCCGATGGCGCGGCGGCCCAGGTTGCGTGCCGCGACCAACGTCGAACCGGAACCGGCGAACGGATCCGCAACAACACCCGACGTTGAGTCCAATAGACGTTCCAGGACATCAAGGGGTTTCTCATGAGGGTGACCAGTGCGACCGCCTAGACCCGTTGATCCGCCCATCATTGCGGCGCTGGTGGCTATCACTGAGGACTCCCCACCAATGCCGCTGCCGTGTCCTGGTCCGATCAGATAAACGGCTTCAGCGTCGCGACGATACCCACCGACAGCGCCGCGAAGACCTGCGTTCGAAGGCTTTCGGTAGACCAGAACATGTTTGGTTCCAATCGGGGGTGCCAACATGAGATCCCCAAACACGATTGCCTGCCGATCGCCCCACAGCTGTAGTGCGTAGTCTCTCGTGTCTGTGGAACTGTCGTTCTGAATCCCAGACCTGTTGGCGGTGAAGTGCCCCTTCAATTCGCCTTGTTTCCAATCACGCCCGTATGGCGGGTCTGTGACCAGCACGTCCGCGGCAAGCCACTCGGTGATCTCTAGACAGTCTCCGTGGTACAGCGTCACCCGGTCGTCCGTGTAGTACGGGGTCATTTCGCTGCCTCCGTAGGGATTCGGTAAACAAACCCGTCGTCGTCGAGCAACACCCAGTTGCCCCTGTAGAGGACGGGAATCTGGATGGGGGATTGGGTTTGACGAACAAGCCAGCCTTCGGCGAACGCTTGTGTGCGGTACGACTCGGCCCAGCGGTGACAAGCACCGCATGCCCACAGCCCGTTGGACGCCACGTTGGTGTCTTCGCGGCGAGAGCCGCCGAGAGCCCGGGGCCTGCGGTGGTGTGCAGTAGCGTCTGAGGCGTACTCTCCGCAGCGTTCACAACGACCGTGAGCACGCTCCCAGATCAGTTCCTTGACTTCCGGGGGAAACCCCGTGAACCGGCGACTCATGAGGCGTCCGCCTGCCTGGCTTCCAACTCCTGAGCCCGCGCCGCCAACGCCTCCTGAACCGTAGGACCGTCAGCGGCACCAACATTCAACAACTCACCGGCCTTCGCATCCCGCCACAACCCCGTCAACACATCACGAGACTCAGCAGCCGCAATCAAATCCAGCAGCTCCAACACCCGGTCCTGAACCGACTCCAACTCCCGCACATGAGCGGTCTTCGGATCGCACTTGAGGATGTCGAACACCAGCTGTTCCAGCGTCAAATCCGGGACACGGCGGGGCTTGTCTTCGCCGGGGATAATGCCAGCGTGGACCGAACGGGCACCGATGATCTGCGGATGCTCACCCCGGTTCAACCTCACCCACACTGAGGCGTCGAACGCCAAATTCTTCTGCCCCTCAACCTTCCACGTCCGCTGCGAGGTAGGTTTCCCGTTCTCCATCGCCACCTGATCAGCACCACGGGCGATCATCACGACAATGCCGGGGAACCGCATCAGCACCCGCATCAGTTCCTTGTGGCGGGCAGTGGCGAGGTTCCACAGATCGGTGGTGATCTGAATTTCCGCCTCGGGATCCTTCTCCAGTTTTTTGCGGTTCGACTCCCGCCTTCGGGCCTTTGTGTCGACCCACTCTTTGAGGTCGTCCCATTCGGCGGTCATGGAGTCGATCACCAGCACAACGGGTTTTTCACCGGTGTCGATGGCACGCTGGGCTTCATCCTTGGCGGCGCGGACTTGCTCCATAATGGAGGTCCATGTGCCGTCGTGTTCGATGACTTCGTAGCGGGCACCTGGGATTGCCCCGTACTCGTCGGCGGCACCTTCAGCCCAGTCGATCCACAAGGTGCGGCCGACCCTGTCCGAAGATGATAGGACCGCTGCGGCCCACGATTTCCCGGCCTTCTCACCTCCTTCGACGAGGATGAGCGGCCATGGGACAGCGCCGGTTGGGGGACGGGTTTTGAGGGTCATTGTTCGATCTCCTTCAACCCGGACACCCCGAGAGCACCCCGAGCCAACAACCCAGCGATCGTCACATCCGAGTCATCCGACAACTTCACAATGGGATACGGGGCACCCTCAACAACATCGATCAGCCCATCGATCACAACCCCATCGACGTCAACGAACGCGCCCTTCTTCGCTGCGTCGTCCAGGAGTTGTTTGAGGAACGCGGGTCGTACGCGTTCCTCAACTTCGATTTCGGTGGGGTAGTTCGCTTTCACGTAGGCGAGCAGGGCCGTCTCGGATGTGACTTTGGCGGTTTTGCGGCCTTTCGCCATCGACACGTGTCCGATGACTTGTCCGGATACGACGGCGGCTTTCCGCTCCCCCGCCAACAACCCGAGTTGTTGTTTGGCTTCTGCTTTCCATTGCTTTAGCCGGTCTTCCAACCATTTGCAGAGGGCGAGTGTGGCAGTCGGGTCACTCATTCGGTCACCTCCGCAGCAGCAGCGAGAAGAGCAGCGGCGAGGTCTCGGGCTTCCTCCACCGAATCGAGATGGGCAGCGCCGCTGATCACAATGTGACCCAGTGGGCTCGGATACACGTCCTCTGGTTCGTTTCCGATGAGGGTTCGCCAGTACGGGGCGTCCTCCCCCAACTTCTCCGGGAGTTCCACCAGCGCGATCCTGTTGGTTTTCAACGTCGCCAGGAACTCTTCAACACAGCACTGTGGTTCATCTTCTGGCGTTGTGTCGTCGAAGAAGTGGTCACGGAACATCTGCCTCAACGTGGCTTCGATACGGGTCTGGTCACTCATCGTCGGCCTCCGGTTTCAGAGCATCATGAACGGCTTGATGGATCACGTCGGCGACCTCTTTGTCGGTCAGCAGTCCCTTGCTTCGGAGGAAATCAGCGGCTTGCGCTCGCTTCAGTAGTTTTTCGGCTCGGTTGCTCATGCTGTCCACCTGTCTGCGATCCTGTCCAACGACCCGATCACCGCATCCACACGCGACAACGCTTTGTTCACCACATCCAGGTTCAACTCCAGCGCTTCGCGGTCCAGGAACTGCAAAGGCGGCCCCTCAGACAACAACTCATGCAAAGCGCACCGCGCGTCATCAAGCGCAGCCGCACCGGCTTTCGCGTCGTCCCTCGCGGTAATCACCCGTGTATCAACAACCATCAGTTTTCGTCCTTGTCTCGATATTCAGTGCAGTGGCAGCGTTCCCGGCCGCCCTGGTCGAACGTGGCGGCGTCGCAACCGGTGTCCCAACGGGCACGGAACCTGTCCCACGAGTAGCGGTGCCAGGACCGGTTGTGCCCACATACACACATCACGACGCCTCCCTCCGCGACCTAGTGCGTTGACGACGCTGCGCAAGGATCGCCGCCTGCCGGCACGAATCAGAGCAGTACTTGGTGTGAACTCGGGAGGTCTCAAAGTCTTCACAGCAGACTCGGCATACGACTGTGAAAATTTTCAGGGCGTCCCGCTTGTCCAGGATCGATCGATGCGACTTCTTCAGGCATGCCGGTGAGCAGTGGTCACTGACGCCGATGAAGTGCCGACCACACGAACGGCACTCACGCGAGTGACGCTTGCGGGATTCTTTTTCTGACTGGCGTCGGCACGCCATCGAGCAGTACACCAGGCGAGTGCGATAGGGCTGGAATTCTTCTCCGCAGCCTTTGCACGCCTTCACTAGTGGGACTCGTTCTTCTCGGCGAGCCTGCACCAGTGGTCGGCGTTCACGCTCGGACAGGCCGCCGAAGATGCCGAACTGTTCGTTGTTGTCCAGCGCCCACTGAAGGCATTCGTCCCGGACGTCGCACATACCGCAGATCCGCTTTGCGGGTTTCGCGTTTCCTCCCTTTTCGGGGAAGAACAGCTCGGGATCGACCTGGGAGCACAACGCTTGGTCACGCCACGCGTGCTTGTCCTCAACAGGGGCGAGCATGAATGACAGGTCGATGATGGTCATGCGATAGCTCTTTCCATGCGGGCGATCACTCGCCATTCAGCGCACTGCCGGCGGTCCCAGCCACGACCGGGGAACTTGCGGCGCAACGCGGTTCGACTGCACCCCACCGTCGCCGCGGCGTCCGTGTAGGAGGCGCCGTCGTCGAGCAGGCGGGCCGCCTGGGCCAGGACATGTTCAGGGATGGGGTCGTGGGCTTCGCCGCGGCTGATGCCGTGCCGCACCCTCACCCGTGACACTGTGCGGTCGGAGCATCCGACTTCTTTGGCGATGTCGCCGGTGGTCCAACCGTTCCACGACAACGCCACGATCCGCTCCACCACCCACTCCGGGAGTTTCGCGCCCCGCCTCATGCGACACCCCTGTAGCGGCGGATGAACGAAATCCACTCAATCGACTGCTCACGAGTCCAACCCTGGCCGCGGAAATGCGCCGAGATCGTGGCCTGCCCAACACCCAAAGTGCGGGCCACCTCGTTCTGCGAAGCACCATCGGCCAGCATCCGCGCCGCTTCCTCCAGGATCTCCGTAGACAGGGCGGGGGGTTTCGGTTTCGCCACACCCGTCTTCGCGCGGGCACGCTGCACGGTGCGGTGGTGGCAGCCCAGCTGTTCGGCGATCTGCGTGGCGGTCCAACCCATGCGGGTCAGCCACGCCACCTTCTCCACCTCAACGGGGGTCAGGACACGGCCGGTCATGCGCCCCACCTCTGCGCCCGTCGGCACTCATTCGAGCAGGTCTGCGCATACGTGCCCATGAACTCGCCACCGCAGTGGCTGCAGGTCTTTCGGGAAGGCACTGACCGCAGTGCATTCGCCGCACGCTTCTTGCACTTCGGTGAGCAGAACCGTGCCCTCTGCGTCACAGGCTCGAACACGTCGCCGCACTGCTCACATTTCTTGTCGGTGAACCTGGCCGGCTTCACCGGTGCCAGCTCGCCACGCTTGATGCGCTGGCGTTCCTTCTCCGAAAACCCGCCCCACACACCCAACTCGTTGTGCTTCAACGCCCACTGCAGGCACTGCGGCTGCACGGGGCATTCCCAGCAGATCTTGCGGGCGGCGTCGTTGACGTAGTGGCCGGATTCGTTGAGGAACCAAATGTCGCCGTCCTCATGGGTGCACAAGGCTTTGCGGCGCCAGTCGTCGGTGTGAACTTCAGCCAACTGAATGAACGGGGAGTTCGCCACCTACACCACCCCCTGGTTCGCTAGGTGGCGCGGGCAATACACCGATTCCGCAGCGGCGACGAAGAACGCCACCTGGTAGGGGGTCAGGTCACTGTTGATGTAGATCTGTTGCGCGATCGGCCCTTCGGGGACTCCAGCGTCGAGGAGGGCGCAGACTTTTTTGGCGGTGACGATGGCGTCTCGGTCGTTGTCGACTCCGGTGATGCCTTCGGATTCGATGACGGCGATGAACCGGTCATTGAGACTGTCCGCCTGGGCGTGGGGTGCGGCGAGTCCGGGGCCGATGATGCCCGCGGCGATGAGCAGCGGCATCGTCCACCAATACTTCCAATGAGCCATGGTCACTCACCCCCACCTAAGCGCCTCAACGAGCGGACACCGAGGAACGCTGCGATGAAAGCCATGACGACGTGGATGGAAGCTTCCACCAATCGATCGTCAGACAGGGCGAATGACATGTTGGCGAGGGCCAGCGGAACACCGATGACTGCTGCCCAGATGATGAAGAGGTCGACGGTGCGGGCGTTCATGCTGCGTCTCCCTCGGTGAGGTAGTCACGCAGCAACCCGACAACGGCATCGCCGTTCATCTGCTCCCAGATCGTCGGTTCGTTCTCCCAATGGTGCGGCGGCAGGAACGGGCGGAACCACGACACACTCTCCGTGTGGATCAACACCAGCTCCGCCAGGTCCTCCAGTTCCTTCAATAGGTCCAGGTCAGCCATGGGGGCGTTGCGGGTGACGGGCAGGTCGGCCCAGTTGGTTTGGTGGTTGTCCCACCATGAGGGTTTAGAATCTCGATCTAGCATCGGAAGTGCCTTTCATTGGTTGTGTGTTTCCGGTGTTAGGGCCGTCGTCCCGCCGCATGGGGCGACGGCCCGCCTATCTCAGAACAAGCCAGCGGGCTCGTCGTTGTTCTCCAGAAGCTTTTTGTCGGCCCGGTAAGCCATCTCGCCTTCAATGGCGCTCCACGACGCCCCGGTCCGGTACACCTCGGAATTACGGATGCCACCACGGGTAGCGCTTCCCAGGATCCGGCCAGTGTCCCCATACCAGGCGGTTACTCGTCCATCGGCTCCGTGCTCCATACGGTCGAACGAAGGCAACTCTTCATCGGGGATAGCGGCGAGGATCGCTTCGATCGCGGCTCGTGCTGTCTTCAGGTTCATTAGTCCTGTGTTCCTATCTATCTCGGGGTGATGCGGTAGTTCTCCAGCAGGTACTTGGCGATGTAGTGGGAAGACGACTCGGCTGCTTTGGAGTGCGGCCACGTGTAGCGCGCTTCGGCGATACGCATCGTCAAGTCGCCCTCGGACACCTCACGCTGCTGCCTCATCGCGGCGAGTTCCTCCGCAGTCGCCGTGTCCAGGAATTCCCCCAACTCCATAAACTCGATGGCTTCTCCGAGTGGCCCTGCGACGTAAGTGTTCAGTGGGTTGGAGGGTCCCGGCGCGGGGAGCGGGGGAACCATGCCCGCGCCGGGACCAATGTCACCCACCGAGACGGGTGACTGGTCTGCCGAAACCCGACGTTCGGCAGAAGAACGAGGCTCGTGGACTTCTTCCTCAGCCTCCACAGCCACAAGAACATCCCCGAAATCCAGGCCGACATCCCGACCCAACGCATTCGACATGGCCTGACGCTCCAGGCGCGCCAACCACGGATCCACCCAGCCACCCAACACCGCGAGCCCGTCATGAATCACGTTGTTAAACCTGGCATTCAAACGCTCAACAAGATTCACGCCGGCACCGACTTCACAGACCGTGCGTACTCGAGAACCTCGTTCGCCAGCCACTCCGGATCCGACGCCATCACCTTATGAGCAGCCCTCGCCGAACTCAGCGAGTCGTACCCGTCCCACGCGAAACGTGCCAACCGATGGGCGATCCACGTCTCCCACGGCGCGTACTCCTCATCAGTTCTATTTCCGGGGCGGGTCGTCACCACGACCGTGCCGATCGGCGTTTCCACAAAGGACTTCACGCTGTTTCTCCTAGTTCTTGTAGCCGGCACCGCAGACGGGCGTTCTCTTCACGCAACGCCTCCAACTCCACCGCTTCCTTCATCTGCCTCGCGTCGAACTCCGCCAACGCTTTCCACAACCCAGACGGGCGAACCTCACCCGACAGTTGACACACACTCCGATGCTTAGGAGCAGACGTACTCACTTGTCGGCCTCCGGGTTGTAAAGAACACGGGCGGGAAGCCAGAAGTCAGCGCTGGATCGAGGAGTCTCCGAAGACGTTTGCCACCATGGGCCTTCACCGCCATGCCATTCCTTCTCCCAGACAGTGTTCACCCGGTCATGGACGACGACGAAGTCCGGCAGCGCGTCGAGTTCTTCGACGGTCTCAATCACCCTGGGACGCAGCCGCTCAACCTCGGCGACCAGCTCGGGCACGAGAGTGCGCGCCTGGGCGACTAACTCGGCATTCCTATCGTCCTGGTAGTGGGCCTCAACGCGGAAACCCAAATCCCCGTCGCCAAGCCAAATGACAGGCCCGCCCACCGCCTGCATTCCCTCGTCCGAGCAGTCGAACTCCCACGGCCCGTAGGCAACGCCTTCCAGCGCAACTTTGGCCCGCTCAACAACATCACTCATGCGGACACGTCCAAACTTGCGACATACCTCTGTAACTCAGCCGCCGTGAACTTCCACTCACGACCATCCTGAACCGCAATCAACACACCAGCACGACGCAACTCATCAATACGCCTCTCACTCGTCGACAACTGCACAGCGGCAGCAGCCTTGTCATAAAGCAGACGGTCACTCATTTCGCATCCTTCGGTTTCGACTGGAACAAAGGCTTCTTCGGCTTCGGGAAATGCTGAATGGACGGCCGCGGGCGAGAATGAAACGTCATCGCGTCTCCCTCATCGTGTTGCGGATGATGGTGAGTTGATCGATCAGATCCGTGAGTTCATCGGCGTCCAGGAGAACGTCACCCTCGTGGCGGTATCCATCACCGACGTACAAGTAGGCCAATTCGGATCCGTTGTTTTCCCCGAGTCCAACGGTCACACCACCATGGCCTCTCTTGAGGATCTGGATGGGCTCTGCATAGAAAGAGAAACTCATGACGCGGCCACCAACGCGAGCTGACCGGTTCCACCGAGACGCTTGTGAAGTTCAGCCAAACCCTTCGGCGTGATCCGCACCGTGGGCTCACCATTCACCCACTCACCGCGCGACTCATGCCAAAACGGCTTCGCCACCTTCTCCGCGAGACGACCCGTCTCCAACTGAGTGCGGTACGCCTTCCAACGGCCCTGCCGCTTAAACACCCAACCGATGCTCGACATGTACTGGAACAAAGCGCGTTCCTTGATGTTCACCGCCGGGTCACGCGACAACACCTTCGCCGCATCCGACACCGCATAGTCACCGGCAGCCTCAGCCAGCTCATTCCACGCCGACGCCGGAACCGACAACTCCAACGCCTTCGCCTCAGCCAGCTCGGCGCGAGTCTCAGCCTCAACCACCCACTGCGCAAGAGTCTTGCGATCAGGCAGCGCAATATCCGTATCGGCGGCGTACCCACCGGTCTTACGGATCGACGGCAACACCTCATGAGTCATCCACCGCTTGAACGGCTTCACCCTCGGAGATCGGCTGATCAACATCAGCGACCAGACGCCAGCCTCGGTGACGGCCACCATGTTCTGGGCTCCCCCAAGGGTGTCGACGGCGACCGACACCCTTTCGTCAGAGTCGAGCTGGGCGATCGCGTCGCGGTATGCCTTGATCCCGACCGCCTCACACACATCCTTGGCAACCCAGTAGGGCTGATCGGTGAACACGTGCCGCACGTTGTGGCCCTCGAACGCATTCGAGGTGGGGACGAGCCCTGGTTGTCCGGTGGTCTTGTCGAACACGGTCTGCTGCACCTCAGGTGTGTGATGGGTCAAATGCCAGTGCTCACCACTCGGGCACTGATAGGCGTAGAGACGTTCCTTGCGGTTGCCGTAGCCGGCGAACTTCTGCCGCTGCCACCGATTCGCTTCGGCTTGTGACCGGTACTGCTTCTTCCCTGGAGTCGGGCAGACCCCTCGGTTGATACGATTGAGTTCAGACATTCGAGCTTCTCCTCGTTGTCTCCGCCCTCACCTGCTGCACACAGGTGGGGGCTTTTCTTATGCGGCCGGTGACTTCTTTTTCGGTCCACTGGGTTCAGGATTGCTGTCCACGTGGATCACAAAAAGATCGTCGACAGGCACGCGAAGTCTGTGCGCGATGCGGATAGCCGCTTCGAGGTCCAGGGTCTTCACTTCACCGCGAAGCAAACGTCCTAGATAGGAATGGGAAGACCAACCTGCGGCCTTCGAGAGCGAGCGCTGCGTTTCGTCCTGGACGATCATCAGTCGAGCCAGCTTCTTGCGGTCTCGCAACTCCATGTACACCTCCCTGAGGGTGGGTCTGATCAGTGTTACCGACATTACATCCTCCTGTCCATGGTGTCCAGCTTTCCTGTCCATTTGAGCATGGCCGGTGCCCACTGCGCAAGAAAAATCTTGAAACCGTTTCCGCAGATAGTTGACCACCTGCGGATATCACACCCCGGAACGCGATACTTTCTAGTGTCCAAGCTTTCGATAGATGCAGTGCCCAGCCGAGTGGACATCGGGACCACAAAAGATGGAGCGTAGCGACATGGCAACCAACCACCAGCTCGCCCTGCTGATTGACGGCATCAAGGCCGCCAACGGCTGGTCCGATCCAGACCTGGTGAGGAACGCAAAGGAGAAGGGCTATGTCCTATCGAAATCGAACATCTCCCGCTACCGAAACCCGGTCGTATCCATCAAAGGCGAAGTCATCCTCGCCCTCGCGGCCGGCCTTCGCGTCACCCCGGCCCAAGTCGCCGTCGCAGCCCTGCAGAGCATGGGCATACAACTCCCCCAATACGACATGCCGACCCCCGAACAAGCCGTGGAACTCGACACCGAACTCTCTGCTCGCGACAAGGCTGCTCTGCTGGCTCTCATCGGCCAGTTCCGTCGTACGCCCACGCCGGCGGGAGCACCGCATGAAGCGGAAGGCCAGGAGGTGTCAAACGGCTCGGAGCGTCGGACGTTCGCGCCCCTGGGGTCCGGGAAGCGTGCCCGCAAGGGTGCGGGCGAACACCGGGCCTAACAGCCCCACCAGTGCCATCAGCTCCGATTCGGTGAAGTCGTCGGAGCTGAGCTGGGGCACCATGTGCTCGGCCTGCCAGCGCAGCCAGGGACGGAGTTCGTCCTTTGCCGTGGGGCCGTCTGGGATGTAGTCGAACGCGGCGCGTATCTGGTCGAGGATTCGTTGCTGTTCTGGTGTTGTGGTGTTTCGCGCGCCGTCGAGCATGTTGTTGTTCTCCCCCTGGAGTGAACGCCGGTGTTGCTGTGTGTTTCGTCCCCCGACGTGATGGGTCTTATCTTGGCCTGTTGATCTTGGGGTGAAACCTGGATTCGATTTTTTGGTTGCAACTGCAAGTGATGCGATCTTGTCCAGCAACGATCTTGTGGGGTGTGGCCGGGTGGTTCACGCTTGGGATTCCGGTTTGTGTGGCGTTGGTGGCTAGCCCCGGCGGCATAGGCAACTTTTTCCTTACGCAAGCGTAAACATTGGTGTGCAGTCGTTGCTGAGATTCAACATCTGTACGCAGCGTGTACACCTAGCGCACGGGTCTCGTGTGCAACGGGGTGATCGTGTGCAGCGAAGTGGACACTTAGGGGAGGCTAAATAGGCTGTGAGCTGGTGGGGCGGGTGGGGCTCGAACCCACGACCAGCGGATTATGAGTCCGCTTGTTTGGTAGAATTAGAGCAGGTCAGATTTTCAAATCCGCAGGTCAGACCCATTTTCGAATACACCTGGATACAGTCCGTATGCAGTACGATGTTGACACCAATGTGGACACCTAGACCTGGAGCAGCCCGTGGCTTTCACACCCAAGAACAAGAAACGCCCACCCCGAGCAAAGGGAGAAGGAAGCATCTTCCAGCGCTCGAACGGCATCTGGGTCGGCAGCATCGAATTGGGATACGACGAGAACGGCAAGCGCAAACAGAAGCGCGTCTACAGCAAGGACTACCGGACCCTCGTCACCAAACTCGAAGAGGCCAAGCTTGAAGCCACCGACGGCATCAACCTGGACAGAACCGTCACAGTGGAGAAATGGCTCGCCTACTGGCTGCCCCACGTCCATAAGGAACGGATCCGCCCCACCACCTACCGGGACTACGGGCACACCGTGAACAACATCGTCGCCGTCATCGGGCGCAAGAAACTTGCCGATCTTCAGCCGGCAGACATTCGCCGTATGCACACCGCGATCGGCCGCGGCGAGCGGAGAGCCGAGAAGGCGCACGTGCTGCTGAACCGGGCGTTGAAGGACGCCGTGGCTGAGGGGCTGCTGCGACGCAACGTGATGGATGCTGTTGACCCACCCGAGGTGTATCGGGGTGTTCGGAACGCGTTCACGATCGAGCAGTCCCAGCTGCTTTTGGACTACGCGCAGCAGCACTGCAACAAGATGGAGTTCACTCGGTGGATGATGGCGTTCCTCACCGGCGCCCGGAAAGCCGAGTGTCTGGGTTTGACGTGGGACCGTGTCGATCTGGACGCGTCGGCGATTGATATTTCGTGGCAGTTGCAGCAGTTGAAGCGTGCGCATGGCTGTGGGAAAGCGGTGGATGGGGTGTGGCCGTGTGGCCGCAAGCATGGGTCTCGGTGCACGGATCCGGTGTGGGATTTGCCGGTGAAGTTTGAGTACCGGCCTGTGGTGGATTCGTTGGTGTTCACGCGTCCGAAGTCGAAGGCTGGGCAGCGGTGGATTTCGATTGTGGAGCCGTTGCGGGATCTGCTGGCGGAGTTGAAGGGCCTTGATCAGGGGCCGAATCCGTACAATCTGGTGTTCCATCGCGGGGATGGTTATCCGGTGACGCCGACTGACGATAGTCGGGCGTGGCGGGCGTTGTGTGATTCGGTGGGGATTGTCGCGGCTGAGGGGTCGTTGACGTTGCATTCGGCGCGGCATACGGCGGCGACGGTGCTGCGGTCGAATGGTGTGGATGAGCAGACCCGTATGGAGATTTTGGGGCATAACTCGCCTGAGGTGGCGCGTGTGTATGCGCATGCGGATCAGGCCCGTAATTCGGCGGCGATGCAGGCGTTGTTGACGTTGCTGCCGGAGCGTAAGGAGTTGCAGTGAAAACCCGGGATGATCTTGGTGGTGGGTCGTACCCTCTTTTTATGGGGGAGTCTGAGGATCCGCGTGGGGTGTACGGGGAGTACCAGCCAGCAGACGTCTAATTTGCGTCTGAACTGGCACCTGATTCACCCACTTCAGTGTGTCGACAAGCGCTACACTGTGGGTATGTCGATCATCGCCGTTGGCGACTATGTGATTCCAGCGTTCGACCCTGAAAAAGACGCCGAATTCGAGCACGTGTGGGAACGCATGTGGACCCCATGCAAAGTGCTCAACGTCTACAAGAACGGCAACCTGCGCGCCCGCAGCGACGACGGCCGCACGAAATGGCGCGGACCAGTGTCCGGCTTTCAACATGCTGATCAGAATCCGAAATGACTGAGCGGGGTGTTGTCCCTGAGCCGCAGCGGTCGCAGCTTCTCAATGCTCTTGAGGAGGGCGAGTTGGTGACGGAGAAGATTCGGCGTGCTGTGGTCGCGGCCAAGGCTGCTGGTGGTTCTGTCCGGGAAATAGCCGTACTCACCGGGAAATCAACCAACACAATCCAACGATGGCTCAAGGAGCAGTGATGGCGCTTCTGATGGTGTGGCGGGAGACGAGAAGTCTGCGCGCTACGTGGCGTTGGCTGATCGCCTGCGCTGATGAACAGAACGAGATCCGGGAGCGGCGATGATGCCGTGGGTGTGGACGTTGCCGTGGGTGTGGACGTACAAGCATTGGACCGGTCGTGTGGTGTCTCTCGGTGGTGATGAGTGGTTTCGCCGAACGATCGTGCTGCGGTTGCCGTTTACAACTTTCGCTGTGGTTGTTGCGGTGTCTCCTCCTGGTCGGCTGTATGACCCTGTGGAGTTTCCGGATCCGAAGTTTGAGCGTTGGATGCGCGCGTTCGGGGGGCGCTGATGTGTGGTGGTTGTGGTTCCCAACGATGGCTGAAAGAAGGCATGACATGACTGCAGCTACTGACCGCTACGAAGCTGAACGCGACCCGGATCACTCCACCATCGGTGACTCACTCACTCAGTACTCGATCGCGGGTGAGGCATTCACGGCCGGTGCGCAGTATGCGTTGGATCGCATCGTGGCGACCATCGACCGGGTTCTCATGGACCCGAACACATCCGAGTACCTGACCGACCGTGCCGCGGACATCCTCCGGGGTATTCACGCGGGAGAGCTGTCCTGATGTGTGGTGGCTGTGAGGGTGATTACGGCCCTACTGGCGAGATCCGGTTCCATCGCGCCATCGGTGGTCGACTTACCGTTGAACATGCGGATCCGGTTGTTTGGTTCAGCAAGCACGCACTAGACGCTCTGCTAGAGCGTCCAGATCCAATGGGCGGATGGATGTTCGATGGTTCGTTGGTGACCCTTGACGTGGCCAATGGTCGATGGGTGTGGAAACTAACCGGACGTTCCTGGTGCCACGAGTACGGGCCTGGAACGGTCCCTCTCGTGATGCTGGAAGCTGTCTGGCCGGATTGATTGGTGGTGACTGTGATGTGTGGTGGTTGTGAGGGTTCCGGTGCCCACTCCCCCAGGTGCCTGTCTCAGCCGGGGTCGGTGTGGCGGCGGCTTGCCGATCAGGCCGAAGCACTGGGGGATGTGATTGGTTCGAATGATGCTGAGGCGGCGAACACGGTGTACCGGTTAGCGGGCAGGTTCATGAAACGATGGGAAGAAGCCAATGGCTGACGCTTTGAAACCCGGTTGGTACCTGCGCCGCACCGTGTACGGAACGACTCGGTATATCGGCCCATACCGCACGTGGTTGGGTGCGCGGATACATGCGATCCGCCGGTTCGATTCCGTTCGACGGGTGTACCCAAACTAGACATGAAGAAAGCCGCCCCGCTTGCACTGGAGAGTTGTGCAAGCGGGGCGGCCCCGTAACCTGAACAGTTGCCGTTGTCCAGACCCTCAAGCCTAGACGATCACAGCGGACTAGTCATCATCAAGTGAATCGTCGTTGTTGTCCCCCAGCCGGATTCCATCACCAATCACGCCGCCAGTCTCATCCCTGTTGGGGTAGAACACGTACGGATTTCCTTTGGAATCCAGCCACATGATCCACGACGATCCGTCATCGCGGATCCCTTCGATCCAGCCGTCGAACAGGTCCGCCACATCCACAACAGCTGGCGGTTTGCCGTCGAAGCACTCGATGTTGGCGTGAACCTGGGCAGGCTTGTAGCGGCCGATGGTGATGTTCTGCATGAGGGAATGCCTTTCAATGATGAGGTTGGTGTTGCGCCCCATCCAGGCACGGACCCATTCTACAACGCGATCACGACAGGATTGCGTATGCGAGTAGTGCGCCGCACGCAACCAACAACAGCAACACCCACACCCCCACATAGCCATCAATCCACGGATCAGACATCCGCAAGCGCGGCCCGCCGACGCCGATCCCGACGCTGCTCACACCACAACGTGATAATCATCGGCGCATACGCCACCACACCCGACGCATAAATCACAAACCTGATCACATCCCTGTACGGGTAATCAGCACCACCCCACGCCGACACACACCCCTGACACACCACCAACGTCACAAACACAGACTTCGTGAAAAAGACGCGGCCAATCCGATTCGACCGCCAACGTGACCGAAACCCATACAGAAACACAAAGATCAGCAGCAGACCGGCGAACACCGTCAACGACCACTTCGCCGCCAACCCGTAATCAATGGTCAGCCACTCATCCAGCAGGAACACCAACAACACCGCGGCGACACCCGCCGCATAAAACCCGCGCATCACCGCGCCCCCCAAGCGTTCTGCAACAACTCAGTCCAACCGTTCCGCACAATCTCACGCTGCAACGCATCATTCACCGCTGTGGAGTGCGCAGTCTGCCGCTTCACCTTCCGCAACCTCTCAGCAGACTGCACCACCTCAGCCTCCGCCAACGCAGCAGAACGATGCGCCTGAGCCACCTCACGACGAAGCGGATTCAACAACCAAGCAATCATCGTGCACCGGTGCTTCACCACTACTGCCCTCCACCCGTAGTTATCGTCTCACGGAGAGCAGCGAGGATCTTAGCCACACCATCCTCATTGAAAGCCCGCTTAGCGTCCGCCTTCCCGAACTCGGCGATCGCCTCAGCATCCTGCTTAGCGCGTTGAACATAAGCAGCGTTCTCCCGTCTGAGACCTTCAACAACCTCACGGTGATGGATACCCAGCACGAGCCAACCCCGCTGCAGTGAAAGTAGGAACAGGAATCCCACGATGAGCACGACGCCGACAACGCCGAGACCGTTCCAGAAGTCGGCGCTCCACATCGTCACGTCCCCAGCTCATCAGACTTCGCCTGTCCGATAACAACCGGTGTCGCCGAACCCGGAGTACCACCCGGAGTGGCGCCAACGACAAGCGACTTCAACACCGACACCAGAGCAGCACCGCCAGCGATGCTCAACGTGGCTTTCCAGTCCAAGTGAAGAAGGTCTACGGCGGAGATGCCGACGGACGCCAACACCGCTTCAGCGGCTGTGGATATGGCACGTTCAGCGGTGTCTTTCAACCAGGTTATCGTGTACATTTTCTTTCCTTTCTCAGGCCAGGAAGAAGAAGCTTGCGATGACCGTCCACACGCGGTGTCTCATCGTTCGGGTGTGGACGCTCCAGTTCGTGTAGGTGCCGGCGCACCAACCGCATTCGGTCATGCGACACCCCTCATCCATTCGACATCCCCAGGTGTGGCGAACGTCGAGTAGTGCGGGTTTGGGTTGGCGGCGAGGAACATGATGGCGTCGAACAACGCCATCACGATGCCGAGCCCTTCGCCGACTGGGTTGCCGAATAGCGACAGCACCCGCGTCAGGATCGCGGTCGGACCACCGACCCACGAGTTTTCGGTGATGATCCGGGCGATCGCCGTCTGATCCCGACCGGCAGCGTTGTCAGAGACTTCGGCGAACATGTCATCGTCGTTGGCGTTCTCCGCCCAACGATCACCGATACCAAGCGCGACAGCATCGAACAGTTTGTGCTGCATGATGCCACTCGTACCCGCATCGGGCGGGTCGATTGCCCACGCACAGATAGCGTCCTTGGCGCGGCGCGGGTTGCCGAACATGAGACCCCGGCGGAAGTCGGCGAGCCGGTAGTGCAGCGGCGCGTTCACGGGCAGCACGTACTTCCATATGAACTCGCACCACACCATCGCGCCCTGGGAGAACCCGATCCCACCCCACGGGGTTCCAGGAGGGAACGGCCACATCACCTTCGGACCATTCGGATTGTTCGGATCCACCGGTGGACCCTCAATCTCGTGGCGAGACAACTGCCGGTACAAGGCTTCCACGCCGGTGTGGTTCTTGAACGGCAACGCGGTGGTGTCCCAGTCGCCGACCGGTTTCCAGTGACACACGCCTTCCTGTTCGAGCTGGCTCGCCGTCGAGGCGCACGGACCGAAGAACATGTTCGACATGTGGCCCTCAACGGTGAAGATGATCGGCTTCACCGGATCCGGGCGTTTCAACAAACCAACGTCGTACTTGAACTCCAAATTGACGATGCCCGGAATGTAGTGCGGTGCTCCCGGTTTCCCCTCACGGGTGTACACGTCCTGGACCCGCTTCACCTCCGCCGTCAACGCCGAGGTGAACAGGTCACTGTCGTCGAGGGTATTGCGGGCAGGCGTGAACTTCCGCTTAAGAAGGGCCTTGAGTTCCACAATGACTGGGCTGCGGTCACCCTCTCCCAACCCAACATATACCCCGTTGAGTTTCATGACTGCGTCTTCTTCACGTCGTAGAAGCCTTCGATGCCGAGTTTCTCGCCGATCACGGCGACAGCATCAACGAGGGTGCGGCCACCCAACTGGGGCCACTGAATGCGCAACTGATCCCACGTCTCCTTCGCATAGTCCGGAGGCAGCGTCGGCCCGGGCTGCGGTTCGATCGGCGGGTGCTCGCCAGGAAACACGAACCCCTCCATGTCCTTGCGGACTTCGCCGCGGAACCACGACATGTCGAGGTTCCCCGGATCCCACTTGCCTTGCGCAGCACCGGCCCACTCCTTGTGGCCGATGACGCGGGTGGCAGGCAGTTCCAGTTTCAGAGCGAGCGCAGCGCAGGTGTCGCGCATGGAGATGATCTGTGCGTCGGGCCAGCGTTCGGCGGGGTCGTAGCCCTTGGGCAGGTCGGGGCGGGGGGTGGGCCAGGCGCATTCGATGCCGATCATGTGCGCATTGGCGTTGTTTGTCGGCAGCCACGGATATGATCCCTGGCCGGCGTGCCAGCACACCCCGACAGCCACGATTGTGACGGTGCCGTCAGGTGCGATGTGAATGTTGGCGAGTGGGCCTGCGAGGTCGGGGCGGCCGTTGCGGATCGACTGCGCTGATTCACGGGAGTCTCCGGTGTGGTGCACCATGACACCGCGGATGTCCTTGAAGTCGCCGTGGCCGGAGTTCTGCCACCCAGGCAGCGTTTTCAACCGGTCACCGAGAGCAGGGCGCAGGACTTCTTCGAGCCAAACAGGGTCACCAGTCCAAGTCACGGGGATCTCCTTCGGGGGTGTGATATTGCCGGGGACAATGGCGTCACCGAGCGCCAAACAGTGGTCCCAGCGCTGCTGCCGGTCGGGCATTCCGTTGGGCAGTTTGGTTTCGATCCATCCGTTGATGCATCGGGACACCGCGACGATGTCACCGACGTCGGCGAAACCGTTGATCTGTCCCGGCCGCGGGCCGGCGCACAGCCAGTACCAGGACGCTGCGAGGAATCCCCACTTCGGCTGCTCAACCAGTTCGGGCTGGTTCACGAACAATTCGGGATCATTGATGTATCCCTGGTCCTTGCACCATTGCCCGAACTTGCGGTAGTTGCCTTGCCAGGTGAGCTGTATCGGGCCGCGTCCTCGGTAGCGTGTTCGGTCCCAGCTCCACGACGGATCCGACGTCTTGATCTCCGCCATGTACCGCAGGCCGGCGGACTCGTGGCCGATCTGGCTGTACCAAGCAGATGCCCTGCGGGGGTTGTTGATCTGGGCTGCCCGCATGGCTTCTTCCATATGGGGCAGACATTCGGCTAGCCATGTGTCGGACGCGGAGGTCGGCGACAAGGCTTGCCGCATGATGTTGATGTCCATCTAGCGGCGGCCTTTGAGCCATTCGGTCAGGTCGAAAATGTCGGAGAGGCCTGGTATGTCGATGTCTGGGATGTTGTTCAGATCCGTGCGTACTTTCTCGGCGACTTCCAGCACGTCACCTACCACTGGCACGTTCGGGATGCGTTGGGCGATCTCATCGGCCAGTGCTTTCGCAGCAGCGGCGGCGATCAGTGGAAGCAGGGCCTTCACGCGGGTTTCCACTGCGGTTGCGGCAGCCTCGACGGCGGTTTTGATGATGGGGTCGAAGTCGATGATTTTGTTGAGGATTCCCATGCGGCTATGGCCTTTCGGTGCGTAGTTCGACCTCGCGGCAGTTGACCACTGAGGTTCCGTACTTGTGGGTGTGCTGCTCGTGCTGGGCGATGAGGGCGAGCAGTTGCTTTTCCAGTCGGGCGACACGGGTTTCGAGGTCCGGCACGGGCGGGTTCCTTTCAACGCAGAAACCCCGCGCACCCGAGGTGGGTGGCGGGGTTTCTGGGGGTGGGTTTAGAAGTAGAACAGGGTGTCGCGTTCGATGAAGAAGTCGATGGCGGGGTGTCCTGTGGCGAACATCCAGGACAGGACACCGGTGAGGGCGATCCCTCCGAGGAGTCCGGTTCCGAGAGCCCCGGCTATGCGTTTCACAGTGCACCTGTCTGGCAGGCGTAGCCGAGGAGGAGGCCGAAGGTGAACAGGAACAGTGGCAGCAGGATCGTGACGACGGGGATCAGCGGCAGTTGCCTGCCTCTGATTGGGATGGTGATGTGTTCGGGGCTGGTCACGGCAGCCTCCTGACCGTGACGCGGGACGTGTCGATCAGGTGCCTGCGGCCCAACTCGTCAGTGACGGTGTAGACGGTTCCTGCGGTGAAGAGGACTGTTGCGTTCCAGCCGGCGGGGCCGCGGGATTGAACGTGGATCTTCATGACCGGTCACCAGGTGTCGGTGGTCTCGACATGGTGGCGGCCGCCGCCGCAGCGCTTCACGCAGCGCTTCACGGTCTTCATGCCGTCGTCGGTCATGATTTTCTTGACGGTGCCGTCACCGTTCATGACGGGGCTCCACACGGCGCCTTGTCCGCCGCTGCCGGTGGCGCATGCGTGCTTGTAGATCATGCCGTGGCCGGTTCCGTGGTTGTCGCACATACCGGGTTGGGCGTCCGCGACGGCGGGTATCCCGAGGGCGATTGTTGCGATTGCGAAGACGGTGGCTGTTGCGGTGCGTAACATGGTGCGGGCCTCCTGTTGGGGGTGGGCCGCCTGGCGGGGTTGGTTTCTCAGGCCTTCGCCCCGCCGGGCGGTGTCTCAAGTTGATGAATCAGACTCTACACACTTTAGTGTGTGCCCGCAAGTACATGTACCATAGTGGGTATGGTCCGATATCTGAGCATCACGGAGGTGGCTGAACGGACTGGCCTTGCCCTCAACACAGTGAAGGCATACAGCCAGGTACCCGGCCGACTCCCCGAGCCCGATGCCATTGTCGGCCGCGTCAAGGGTTGGCTCCCCGAGACCATTGACGCCTGGATGGCTCGACGTAGCTAAGCCAGAGTGAAGATCGGCGAAGGTGTCCCGTCCGAATCGATCGTCAGGGTATTGCCGGAAGCCACGCTCACATCGGCGGGGGTTGCGTCGAGAAGGACATAAGCAAGCACGTTGCCGCTGACCTCGTAGAGCACTGCCCAGCGTGCGGTGATCCCGGACCCGGAAGCGGTCCACACGGGGTTGGTGGCGAATGAAACGGCCACGCTCGTGGTGCCCGTCAGGGTGAGGGTGACAGAGACGCCACCGGTGGTGTAGCCGTTGCCGTTTGACACTTCACCGGTGACACCAGCCCAGGTGGTGGACGATGCACCGATGTTGGATGACGAGGTGACGAGGGCGACTTTCCAGGTGTCGGAGTCGAGGTCGAAGGTGCCGTCGAGCAGCATTTTGCGGGCTCCGGACGGCAGGGTCCAAGTTCCAGCGGCCAATGGAGTTTCCTTTCAAATGGCAAAGACCACCAGGATTTCTGGTGGGCTCCGATGTTGGTGGTTGGGTTAGAAGGGGACGAAAACACTCGCCCAGGGGGTCGAACTGCTAGACGTTGCCGACACTGTTCCCGACGTCGTCACGGTGTTCTGGGTGAGTTGGGTGCCGTTTGCGTTTCGGTTCGACCGGTTCGTCATTCCGGTAAATTCCGAGTAGGTGCCTGTTGCCGCACCTCCCGCGCCTGACGACAGGACAAGCAATCCGACACTTCCCGTCAATGTGACTGATTGGGATGCCGTTGCCCCCGAGCCGTAGTTGGTCACTGGCGTTAATGTGGTGGGCACGCCGGTGAATGAGATCGCTGATGCTGCGATCCACATGCTGCCGCTGGAGCTTACGGAAATTGTTTTGGCTGTGCCGTTTCCTGCTCCTGCTAGCCGGTATAGGCGCAGGGTTCCGTTGGCGGAGGTGTTGTTGTGTTCGATGCTGGCGATTTGTGTCATTGTGACGCCGCCGCATGTCACGTTAGAGACTGACCCTCCTGATCGGTCCCAAGATACGGATACGAATATGTCTGCTCCGGTCGAGGCGGTGATGGTGAAGTTGGCGACACTGGAGGCTCCTGTTGAGCCTGCAGCAACTGTGTTGTATGCGGCGGGTGATTGGTTGGTGATGGTGGGCTGACCACCGGTGACCGCGATAGCCGCGGCGCCGGGGGTTAGGCGGGTGAGCTGAGTGACCACCGGCTGTCCGCCCGATACACCGATGAACGCTGCCGCCGGTTCGATGATGCGGGCCTGCCGAATGTTGGGCTGGCCACCGGTGATGGCGATCTGCCCGGCGGTGGGGGTGACCACCGGTCCCGACAAGGGCTGGCCGCCGGTGATGGTGAGGGCGGCTGCGGCGGGTTGTAGGAGGACGTGCTGCGTCGCTTCCACTTCAGGCTGCCCACCGGTGACGGTCATCGCCGCCGGGGCGGGGCTGATGATGGTCTCTACGATCCATCCGGGCATCACACACCCCCGTCAGGCTGGTACAGCCAGTCGATGCGGTTGTAGCCATCGGTGCCGGTGCCGCCATTGGAGCCGTCACCGCTGCCGCCCGCCGATCCGAACCCGCCATTACCGGCGGGGCCGTCGCTGGTTCCGTTGTTGCCGCCGCTGATGGTGTTGTCGTTGGACAGCTTGCCGCCGCCGCCCTTACCGCCAGCGCCCGCGCCGTTGGTTCTGCTCTGGCCATTGGTTGGGCTGCTGCCGCCGTTGCCGCCGTTGCCGCCGGAAAAACCAGTGGCATCGAGGCCGGTGATGACAGCGGTGCCGCCGAGGCCGCGCGCGCCACTGCTCGACGAGTTGGTGCCCTTTTTGCCGCCCTGGCCGCCGTTCGCGGTGAGCGACACGCCACCCGAGGTGAATGTCGACGCGCCGCCGTCGGCGCCGTCCTTGCCGTCACCGGAATACGCCTTGGCACCGCCAGCGCCGCCGAGTCCGCGCGTCGTTGAGTACGTCGGGCCTATCGCCTCGACGGGAATCAACACGTCGATATAGGCACCGCCACCGCCACCGCCGCCGCCGTAGCGATACCCGGAGTTCGAGCGCCGTCCGGAGCCGCCGCCCGCGCCCGCGCCGCCGAGGCGCACCCGCAAGTGCGTCGCGCCGACAGGGGTTGGGGCGTTGGTGCGGGTGACGTTCTCTTCGGAGAACGGTTCGAACGCAGCCTTCACGGCGACCGACGGGGTTCCTCCAGTGACCGAAAGTGTGGCACCCACAGGTGTGCGTGCTTCCCCACCAGGACGCCCACCATCAATGAACAGACTTGCTTTCGTGGGGGTGATGACCTTGTTCGCCACATCAACCACAAGCGCAGGCTGACCCCCAGTGATCTTCAACGGGGCAGGCAACGGCGTGGCATCCACATCCACAGCAATCCTAAGACTCACCGCCATCGACGCCCAAAAATTCGACCGCCCCGACAACGCCGAAACATCACCAGACTTAATCGTCGTACTCACCAACAACTGAGGAGATACCCCAAAATAATGCGCACGACGCCGAGCACCAGACACCGCCCCCAACTCCGACGACCCATAAGCCGCCGAAAACATCTGCAACGTGATCGAACCAGAAACGTTCGACACTGAATGACTATGGGACGTGCCCTGCCCAAAGTTCACCGACACAGACCCCACATTGGTCACCGGGCCGAACGTCAATCCGTACGCCGTGGCCCAGGCACCGCTGCTGACCGACACCACAAACGTCTGCGCTGAACCAGTGCCAGCCCCCGCGGCGCGGAACAACGCCTGACCACCCTTAGCCGCGTCGTTGTTGTGATAAACGACAGCGACCCGTTCCATCGCCACACCACCGTAGGTGGCAGTCTGAGACCCACTCGAACGATCCCACGCAACAACGACAAACACATCAGAACCCGCCGCAGCAGCGAAACTACCCGTACCGCCCCCAATACCAGTGATCGGCGCCGATATACCCCCGTACCCCAGGTTCGCCGGGGCAGGCTTACCCAAGAACGGATCAGAAGAAATCACACACGACGTGTATTCCTTCGTCGGCATCGAATCCGGAAGAATCAGCCTCGCGATCTCCGGGAAAATCTGTGAGAACGTCTGGACGCCAACACCGTTCTTGCCAGCCGATTGAGAATTCTCATAGCAGACGATGATCGACCCGGATTCCTTGTGGTACATCGGTGAGCACTCATATCCCACCCAAGAACCAGCATGGCCTTTCCAGTCGCCGTAGTCGTACCAGGCCAATCCGTAACCGTATTCCGGTGGCGCATATGGGCTGCCCGAAGGGATGGGGCAGAACATCGAGTCACGAAGTTCCGCCATCTCCGGTGTCAACAGGGTGGCATCACGCATATGGCCAACCCACTTGTGCAGATCGGTCAATGTCGACACCAGCGACCCAGCGCAATGCGGATACGTCGGGTGAGTCTCGGTGGTGATCCCGCCCAGCAGCCCATCATGACCAACCGCGTACGGGGCGGGCATTTTCGCCGTCGCCGGCCACGACGTTTCCGTCAACCCCAAAGGGGTGATGATGTCTTCGGTGATGATGTCGCGAATATGCCGGCCACGCACCGCCCTCAAAACGAGGCTGATGATGAACCAGTTGGCATTGACATATTCGAATCCCGTTCCAGGTTCACGAACCGACTTGTGGCTCGTGAGGATCCGAAACCAAGCGGAATCGGAAAGCTCCGATTTCGGCATCAACGCAAAGTTGAGCATGAAGCTCAGGTCGCGCTGCTCGTTGAAAACGCCTGACCGCATCATCATCAAATGGCGAATCTTGATCTTGTCGGCCTGGTCGATATCACTGAGTTTGAACTCCGGGGTATCAAACTGGTCGATCGTGTCCTCAAGGGACAGCAGGCCGTCCTGGATTGCCATCAACACGGCGGTGGCCGTGAACGGTTTCGTCGCTGAACCGATCCGGAAATGCATATCCGGCGTCAGCGGCACCCCCGCAGTGGAAATGCCGTACGTCTGCAGGTACTGCCCGTGCGGGCTGGTGATGTACAAGCCGACACCAGGCCCCGCACCATCGGCCATGCCCTGAGCGACGATCTGGTCGATCTGCGCCGTCAAAGACGGATCCATCGGACTTTCAGTGGGAACCACCTCATCGGTGGCGACCTCCACCACCGCAGAAGGTTCGGACTCGTTACCCGCCTGATCAAGGTTCGTGGTGTAGACCCGGTACACCGTTCCCGACGATCGACCATCCCACGTGAAGTCCTCATCGATCGGCACCGGAAGCATGTTCAGCTTCTCCTGGGTGTCCGCGTCATACACGTTGTAGGAGACGATCATTCGTCGGTGCCTCCCTCTGCGCGCACAGTGATCCTCGAGAACGTCTTGCCCACCACAACCGTTTCCGGCGGCGTCGGCGGCGTCGTATCAACCGGCTCCGGGGTAGGCGCATCCACCGCACGGCGGTAAAACTTCACCCAGCCACCACCAGGAGCACCAGGACCACCATGGTTGAGGAACCGGTCACCACCATTACCGCCACCACCCGGCGCGATACCACCACCACTGGGCACCTTCTGATGCCCGCCCGCCAAATACTGCTCGCCGTTGTACTCCAACGGTTCCGGGTAACCACGGCCGATCGGCTTCCCGATCAAACCGAGCGAATCACCACCCGCACCGCCCTCACACCGCAACTCGTGCACACCGGTCGACGTTTCGAACGAAAACACGGTGTCGCCACCATTGCCGCCCACACCCGTACCACCAGCACCCGGCGCACCCGGAATCAGGGAAATGATCACGTCCTCATCGGCGTCGAAATGTTCACCCTCGATGAAAGTCTTGCCGTTCGGCTTACCGGGCCAGCCGCCCTCACCGAACTGCGCCAAAGACGCCTGCCGGCCAGCACCCGACCCGCCCACACCGAACAGGTCAAACGCGTTCGCCCACTTCGGCTTCGCGATCGTCGTCTCATTCGTGCCCAAGTAAAGAACCATCGGGTCGTAATGATCAGAACCCGAACCTGTATCGACGGCGAGTTCAATCCACGGCACCTTCGCCGAACGTACCACCGCCGACTTCGCAATCACCAACGGGGGATTGTCCGGATTGGCGGTCTCGTCGCGCACCGCCGCCGTCGACTTCACGTTCGCATATGGATGATCAGGAATGTCATCCTCTTCGTCGTAGCCGCGGATGTAGTGCGTGCCCGACCCGACGATCACGACCTGCACCTCGAACTCGTCGCTGATCTCGCGGGGCAGCGCCTCGTCAAGCTGGTAGTACACCCAGCCGGTTGTGTCACCCGGAGGCAGCAGCGACACCAGGTTCGGTGAGTGATGCACCCGCACACGCGCACCCGTAGCCTTATCGATCTTGCGGACATTGGCGTAGCACGCGGTGATGTCCTGCGATCCCTTGCCGAGCCAGCCGATCACACCAATCGGCTCCGACTTGGCGGCACGATAGGTGATGGCCAGCGTCGCGTTCTGCGTCACCGGAAGCCACGTATTCGCATTCGAATACGGATAATTCGCGTCCCCCGAAGGCAACAAACCCTTATCGACCGGCTTATTGGTGGAGATCCCCGCCAGCAGCCACGCAAACGCCCCCTGCGCCGCGTTCGACGACACCTGAAGGATCGTGTTAAACAAGTCCGGGAGGCTCGCCCCGCTGCCGTGCTGACCCACCAACCCACCAACGAGATGGTCCAAGAAATTCTGAATCGCCTCAGCAATATTGCCAGCACCCAAAGACCCCAAAATGTTGGCAGGGTTGATCGACGTCAACGCCTCCACCAACTCCTCAAACGGGTTCAGAATCGCCCCGACCGTGCCCCGCAAAGTGTTGATGATCGTCTCAATGAGCAGATCGATCCGACCCAACAAGTTCTGCAGAACGTCAGGCAAACCATCCACCCAATCCTGCTTCAACCGGGTGTTCTGCGACGCCGACGCATCATCGAAATAAAACGTTCCACCCGTGGCCGTTTCAGTGACCAGGAACCGGACCTGAACCCCCGTCACACCCTCAGCAGGCTCATACACCCCCGACAGCTCAACACCCGGCCACTCCACATCCGCCGCACTCGGCGTGTAGGTCGCCACATCAACAGGCGCATCCACCACATCGCCGCGATGCGGAATCACCTGCAACCGGACAGCAACACCCGAACCCACATACCCCTCATGCGCAATGAACACCTTCGGCGTGAACTCCTGCGCCACCGCGATCACATCTTCGCTGTGGATCGCCTTCTGCGTGCCATCCGCAACGATCTTCGCCGCACCCGAACCGTCACTGCTGCGCGACTTGCCCGCATCAATAGACCAGCCGGCGTCACTCGTGATCGAACCAGAAGCAAACTCGCCCGCCGACAACAAGTTGATGGACTGAGCCCGCCCCAACTGGCCAAACAGCTGCGCCAGCAACGACCGCGGCCCGATCAACAAGTTCAAGGGCTCAATGAAAACCCGGGTGACCGTCTCCCACACCTCGCGCGGCTGCACACCGTCAGAGAAATCGATACCACCGAAAATCGGCGACAAAATATCGTTGATCAGGTTGATGATGTCACCGAGGATGGGAATGTCTGACGCCCAGTTGGCCAGCGCCCCTAGCGCATCCTCGACGGTGTTCCAAATCTGGCCAGGAAGGTTCAGGATCTGGCGGATGATCGCCGTGATCACCGCACGGGTGAACTCGACGCCCTCCCGCAGATCCTCAGGCAGAGATCCGAATAACGCAGCAAGAAACTTATCGAAGCCGATAGATGTTTGGCCGCGCATCGCGGCTTCCCACTCCGACTGAGGGCGGGCAGCCAACTCGGCAAGGGACCCATAGTTGAATGCCGAATCGGGAAACTGGCCATCTGGTTGCGTCATACGTCCCAAGCCTCGAAATCAGCGAAGTTTCCGCCGGGAGCGATCCACCAGTCCGCACCCATGATTACGCCGACCCGCCGGCGGCCAGGCCCGTGAGGAATCTCTGTGGGGGGTACCACCAGACCTGATCCGAGTTGAGATCCGTTGCGGTACATACGCAGCGTTGAGTTTGGGCGGTCATACCAGCCCTCAATAGTGTTGCCGGCCGCCAACGCAACACTGGTGGTGTTGTAGCGGCGCCACGAGTTCGGAGACGTGCCTTTGATCAGGGAAATCCGATGTCCGGTCAACAACCCGGAGGCGATTTCCACCCCGTAGTAATGAGTCATCGCCGTATCTCCACAAAACCAGAACTGCGAGGTGCCGTTAATGATCAGCCCATCAGGGATAGTGATCTTTGCCCTAATGTTGTCGGACAGCATCTCGGTTCGGTGATACCCGGCAGCACCGACCACCCACGACAACGGATCGAACAGGCTGTCCTCAGCGGTGATATCTGGTGATGCGCCGCCGGTGGTGGTGAGTCGTCCACGAACGTTGATCCAGTCGCGTACACCGTCGTTGAAGTCGTCGTAGATGCGTGTCTTCAAAGACAGGGACGTTGAATGTGAGGCTCGGGAAACGGCGCCCAAAAAAACCCCGTCCGTGATGGGCGGGGCTATCGGCTTGTGGGACCGTGACGACGAAGCACCGATCATGCTGACGCCCGATGCTGAATCGCCACCGTCACCGACTGGGAGACAACTTCCACCCCCGTGCCGCCGTTGATCGGGAACTCTTCAATGAACGTATCCCCGTCCCACACGCGCACGAACCGGACAGCGCCGTTGACTTCTTCGAAAGTGACACTGCTAGACATGACTCCGTTGGTGGGGGTTCCCCATGTGACAGACTCCTTGCTGCCGAGCATGTTTGAGTTGTCTGACCCGGTAGCGGTGTGAAGGCTCATCCCGTCCACGTTGCCGTAGGCGGCGCACAGCTCGTTCAACTGTGAAGTGATCATGCGCGTCCCTTCCTCCACACCGGACCTTCAAACCACGCCACACGCGGATACCCGGGTTCTTGCACGTACAGGGTGTAAAACGCGCCGTTCGGGATCGGATCCAGAAGGGCAGCGAGGATCTGGACCCGAACTGAGGTCGAGGTGACCTCAGCGGCCGGCCAGTACCCGAGAAGTTCGGTGGTGTCCCGAGAATAGATTTCGTACTCTGCGGTGGTGTCGTCGGCGAACGACTGACCTGCGGCCAGTTCGAAGACGTGAACAAAGTCTTGTCCGCGGCGGATCACCATGTCGTCGTAGCGTGTGCCGTAGTCGCCGATCATCGTCCGGACTCCTCTTCACGTAGCCGCTGCAGTTCGCGGAACACTTCGGCCTGCTGCTGCGGCGTCAGCCGGGCCACCGCATCGCGGGCAGGATTCGGCTCCGGGTCAGGTTCCTCCACCGGAACCCACGTCCCAGGTGAGGTCAGCCAGTGCGGCTCATTACCGGACGGCCTGCGGTACTTGATGACCGGTTCCTCTGTGGGCCGAGCACCGCAGTCCCACAGGCGTTTCGACACCATCCGCAGGTAGTCGACTGGCATCGCCAACTGTCCGCCACGCATACCAGGCCACGCCACCAGCATCCACAGAAATGCTTCTTCCGGGTTGGTGGGGTCGCAGTTCTCGCGAGTCGGGAAATCCATCAGTAGACACCCAAATCTCTTAGTCCGGCCACGATTTGCTCGATCTTTCCCCACGCCCTCTGGGCAGGGTCCTGCAAAGCCCTGTCGTCTCCGATGGTGGGGATCCATTCCTTGGCACCGTCTTCGGTGAGTTTCAGTTCGATCTTGCGGGCGCGGTCCATCCAGATCCGACCGTTCGGATCATCAGGGATGACGTATCCCAAACGGTCATCGAGGAAGTAGTGCCCTAACCCGTTGTCGCCGATCAGGTACGGGGCACCGTCGATAACCTTCAGTTTGCAGGAGATGGTAGTTTTGGTTGCCCAGAACCCGGCCCGCAACACCATCAGGGATGCGATGGTGTACGCCTTGTTGGCACCGTCCTGGAAATACTCGAAGTACCTAGACCAGCCGGATTTCTGCGCACGCTCAATGCTTTTGACGCTCCACCACGCAAGTATGGTGTCCTCGTAGAGGGGCTTGAGTAGGGTGTCGACCGTGCCGCCCAAGGACCCGATCTGGGCGAGACCACCCAAGATGTCAAAGGCCGCCTGGATCGACGCTGAGATGGCCTCATTGACGCCAGGCATGCTGTGCCCGCCCACGTTGACCTGGACACCCTTGGCTGGGGAGTTGACGTGCTGCCCGGTCTCCACCTGCCGGTACACCGCGTACGGGTGTTCCTTGTGGGTCAACCGCAGGTTGGGGAGGAAGTAGTCGTTCGGCTGGTCGGTGTCCTCGATGAGGTTCTCAGTGGAATCGATGAAGTCGTCGGCGAACTCGGCGACGGTGCGGGCCAGTCCGTCAAATGCGGTGCCGCCGTTGGATGTTCCAATATGAACACCGGACTTGTCGACGATGTCAATGACGAGTGTTCCGTAGCGGAGGTTGGCGCCGCGCCACGGCTCCGGATCGCCTGGCAGGTAGCGGGTGCACTGCACGGACAGTTCGGCGTCCTCAAGCATGGTGTGCGCCATGTCGTGCCAGTTCTGCCAGCGGCTAGAAATCAATCCCCACACCACACCGGAGTTCATCGCGTCGATGAACGACGTTGGCTTCACGACTACTTGCCAGGTGGACTGGTCGAAAACATCCAAGTAGGACGCAAAGTCAAGCGGGTCGTCAGGGATAGTGATGAGCGGGTTGTGTTCCCGGATCAGCTGGAGGTGCAGGGCGAGTTTCAGAATCCACGTGACCGGACCTGCCACGAGAAAGGCGCGGGGGAACTGGAATGCAGCCGGCAACCAAGGGTTACTCCACACGGAATACCACTTGGTGTTCTCATAGTCGTGCAGCCAGTCGCACACCACGACCACGTCACCGTCTTCGCGGTACTCCACCACACACTTATCAAGCCGGCCCGACCAGCGGGCACCGCAATAGTCCGCGGTGATGTGCACGTTGCGTTTCTCGCCGCGCTCCATGCGGCCCCACATGTCGTAGAGCCAGAACCCCTCCGGAGAATCGAACGGCACCTCGGTTTGCGCCGGCCCCGAATCATTCGAGATCCACGCGAACGTCGCCGAATACTCGTTGCGCATCAGGTGGTGCAAGCCCCAGTCCCCATCCCACAATCGGATGAGGACGTCTTCGTCGCGCAGCATCTGCTCTTGGCGTTTCTGCGCGAGCGTGGCACGCCAGATCGCCTCACACTCGGCGGTGAGGTCCGGTTCGACGTCGATCACTTCAGCTAACCCACTCTTGACCCCACGGGCGGGACCAGCGCCGCGGCTGAATCAACTGCACAGTCACCCCTCCCTCGGGAACGTCCGTCACGTACACGGGAAGCTTCTGTTTCTGCGTGTACGGCGGGACCACATGCATGAAGAACTGACCACCCATACGAGCCAGATAGTTGGTGTTGTTGGCGGTGCGTGCCATCAACTCATCGGGATCGAGGTCGATCGTCAACCCGCCATCGGTGGGGGTGATGTTGCGGCACGGCACCATCCGCGCCGCATCCTTCCCCATCGGGGAGCGATTCCCTGGTTTCCCGCCCCACGAGAAGTCCGGCAGCGTCGGGGTTCCGCCGGTGACAACCCATTTCACCAACATGTCACGGTTGGTGGGGTTGGACACCTCCACCTCACCCCAGCCCGCCTCAGTGAATATGGCGGTCGACACGTGCGGCTTCTCATACCAGTCCGGGTCGCCGGCCCGGATTTTCAACAGCGGCTTCAACAGCTGCTGCTGAATCGGATCGATCTTCGGGGATAGGTCAGGGTCCTCGTACTGGACGATGTCCAGATACCGGGTTCCTGACATTTCCGTGGAGACGCTAATTTTCGCGTACTTGGCGTCCAGGTCGTAGCGGTCCAGTTCGAAACCGATCGCCTGGATCAGCAGGGACTCGTTCTGCTCCGCTGTACGCCCATTCGTCTCCACACACGTGAACTGCAAGTCCATGTCCCGGGCAACCGGTTTCCGGGACTTCTGCTTTGCGCGGCGCTGCCGAGCACCCTGCTTCCACGTCTGCTTCTCCGGGGTGTCGTACAGCTCCGACACCCCACCCTCGGACAGATAGACACCCTGCCGACCGCGGTCCTCGCCGTGCACGCAGAGGTGTTCATCGTTCTGCCCGTGGATGGAGATATCGCGGATCCCCGGCTGACTCATGGCCGCCCCTGATGAGTCATCGCTTCGCGGCGCTGCACCTTCGAAAGCTTGCTCATCGCCTCATCCATATCCAGTGCCTGCAACGTGCCCACAAGGGGTGCATTGCGGCCCATTGCTGGTGTCAATTCGGCCATTTGGTCCTCGGTGAAGACGTACTCGGGGCGGCTGGAGAAGTTTTTGCCAACCATTCCCGGTTCCAGCACGCCACCCTGGTCGAAGGAGAAAATGTTGCGCCACCAGTCGGTCTGCTCCGGGGTCACCGGCTGGCTGGCAGCCTGCGGCCCAGGAGGTGGCCCTGCGGGAAGTGCGGGGGTAGGCGCCCCCGGTCCCGGCGGTGCCCCATTGCCCTGATGTGGCATCGGCGGAGGCTGCTGTCCTACCGGTTGTTGACCAGCCGCTGTGGGTTGCGCACCCGCTGCTTGCTGCTCCATCTGCTCACCGGTCGTCGTGGCCGCCGGCATAGCCGCCCCTTGCGGCAAGAACGCTGTCACATCCGTGGACAGCCAGCGCGGAGCACCAAACGGAGTCAACTGTTCGATGAGTGCGTCCGTGCCGATGCCGGCCATCTGGAATCCATACGACACACCACGCTTAGCGGCGTTAGCACCCAACCCGATTGCGAACGCCGCCGCTGGCCCCGCGGCCTGACCGCCGGCGCCGAAACTGCCCGCCGTTGCGGCAGCCGAAGCCGCGGTAGCCGCAGCAGAAGCCGCCTGGTCGATCAGACCGTTGATCGCCTCGGCGCCCATGTTGTACAACCCGGACACAAAGCTGGTACCCGCAACACTGGTGTTGCCGGCGCCGGCGGGAATGTATCCCTCAGTTCGTCCCGAATCTGTGGGGAGCGCGGCACCATCACTGCCCTGGACGGGTTGCCCACCGGCACCGACCGGCCCAGGAGGCAGACCAGCGGACATGCCGTGCTGCTGCATGTCCCCCATGTCACCGGCGTTCGGCGGTTCGTAGTACCACTGCTGGGAGAAGTCGTTGGCGCCCTTCGCCCCAGCCCCATACATGGATCCGGCGCTGCCCGCGTTCTCCACGTTGATGCCGTTGGGCAGGGTGCCCGCCATGTGACCGTTAGTTCCGCTGCCACCGTTGGTTCCGACATTCAATGCTCCGGGCTTGAAGCCCCGCTTGAACCCCAACGCTTCGAAGTCGGAATCGGTGGTGAAGTACCGGCCCGGAGGAAGACCTGCCATGCGCGCATAAATCTGCGACATGAACATTGAGCAATCGAACGCCCCGTACTGGTACGGCTGCCCGGAGTTCTGGTAGGCGTAGTCGATCGCGGGGATCGCGCCACCATTCTCAAACCCGGGAACCGCAAACGGTTTAATCTTGCTGCGGTCATATGGGTGCTTCCAAATGTCCCGCATACCGGGCGGCCACCACTCCGGAAACAGGTAATCGTCCGGGTCGATCGGCTTGTCGAACCATCCGGGGGGCGGATCGCCCCACTTGCCGCCTTCACTCCAGTCAGGCAGGCCCTTCTGGTTGGGGTTGTTTCCTCGGTTCGGGTCGGGCGATGTTCCTCGACGATCCTTGTCGGTAGCACCGATTTCCTGGTCGATCCACGGAACGCCGCCCTGCTTGATCGCACCACCATTGGAGAATCCGGGGATCGCACCGGCGCGGATCGCCGCACGCAACGCATATGCCCCGGACTGCCCACCCAAAGCATCAACTTCATCGGCGGTGAGCATGTGCTCGCCGGGGGCAGCCATGATCAGGGTGTTGTCTTTGCCCTTCGGGCCGGGGCCACCGATCGGACCGCCGTGAGCACGACCCCCACCGAAACGTGGACGCTTCCAATCCTCAGGGTTATAGGGCACATAACCGTCCGCGCCGGCCGGCACAAGCATTTCACCCACGCTGCCCGGAGTTGTTGTGGGCGGCGTGTACCCCGCCGGGGCATGGAACACCTCGTTGTACAACCCTTGCAGCTTCTGCTTAGCGGCGGTGATGTCCACATCCACCGGAACAGTGGCAGGGGGGAGGGTCGAGTTTTTCGACACGAACGCGTCCAGGGCGGCTTGCGCCGCGGGGGTGCCGGCAACAACCTCGAATGACCCGTCGGGGAGATTCTTTACAACGATGCCAAGGTTGTTGAGTTCCTCCACCTTTTCCATGGCGTTGGACTCAACGATGATCTGCCCGTTGTCGTTGATTTTGATGAATGAGTCGCCCAAAGCATCGGCGACCTGCGCGGCGGCTTTCGTCTTCGCAGCCCACGTATCGAGCTTGCCGTAGAAACTCCCAGCGTTCTGCGCTGCCTCAGCAAGGTTGTCGGACACCTTCTGAAGTCCCTCGCCCCAGCTGAAGAATTCTTCAGCCTGAGTGCGCAACTCGTTGGCGGTGTCGTGGTCCCCGCGGATATCGGCCTGCCACGCCTCAAACTTGTTGACGGCTCCAAGCACATTGCCAATACCACCAGCGAGGCCGGCGACAGCTTCTATGATGTCCGATGCGCCCTGCAGTGTGGATTGAGCGGCCCACACCACAGCCTTACCGAGAGCCGTCCAGAAGTCGACAATCTGAGCCTGATGGGCGCTGACCCAGTTATTCAGGTTGTCCAGGGCGGTGGTGAGGGTACCGATACCACCAGACGCGTTCTCGAACGGCACACCAAGTAACGTCGCGCCGAGCCGCCCCAAGGCGGCGTCAAGGTTCTGAACCGCGCCATCGAACGACTGGCCCATCTTCTGCGCCGACCCAGCGATGTTGTCATGCACCGCGCGCTGGAAGTCCGCGGCAGAAACCTTGCCGTCAGAAACCATCTTCTGCAGCGCCTCACCGGTCACCCCGTACTGCTTCTGCAGCCACGTGAAGATCGGCAACCCACGATCGGCGAGCATCTGCAGATCGTCAGTCATCGCTTTACCGTTGGTTTGGACCTTGTTGAAGATCGACCCCATATCGTCGAGCGACGTTTGAGCGATCGCCGCGGCGTCCGCGACATTGGACAAATAGTCGGTGAGAGACTGTCCAGTGGGGACGCCGGCGGCGACCGCAGTGGCGGCAGTGTTGGCAGCAGAATCAAGCCCGAAAGCGGTGCCCTTCACCGACTTCAACGCCGAATCCATGATCGTCTTCACATCAGACGCCGAATGGCCAAGAGCCTCAAGCTTGAACTTGGCGTTGTCGATGTTTTTCAGCCGAGTGAAGCCCTTGGTCAGGGAGGTAGCGAGCAGCCCGACAGCGGCAGTAGCACCTGCAGCAGCAACACCAATACCGGCCTTGATGCCCAGGCCGATACCCTTACCGATGACCGTTCCGACAGCGTTGCCGATCTTCTCCCCACGGATGGAGGACTGCAGGGCACGTTCATACGCCTGAGCGGCGTCTGCACCAGCCTTGGCGGCTGCGTTCTTCGACCCGCCCAACCCGTTCCCGATGGAGGTGTTGAGGTTCTGCCCGATCTTCTGCCCGGAACGGCGGGACGCCGACTCCGCCTCATTGAATGCCGAATCGATCTGCTTCTTGAGCTGTTTCGTCTCAGCCACAATGCTGACGTAGGCGACGGCCAGTTCAGTTCCGTTAGCCACCGGCCACCTCCCGTTGTTTCTGTGCACGGCGCCGCCGAATGTGATCGGCCTGTGCGCGTTTCTTCTCGTCGAGTTCGGCGACCGATCTCACGGCCGGCGGCTTGTCAGAGGGACGCTTCTGAATCTTGGGGCGTGTTCCCTTACCGCCGCCGCGTTGCCAGTTCGCTCCCTGCAACGTCACCAGAATCATCGCCAGGAAATCGAACAGCGGTGTCCACCACCATGAACGGGGATGCAAAGACCGGTAGTAGGCGCTGTCCCCGTTCGGTGGGAGCCAGGCGATCAGGTCGCGGACGTCACCCCAGGAGATTCGGGGGCCGATGTCTCGGATGGTCCATCCGCGGGCGAGGAGGTCGGCGCGGATGGCCCCCCCGTGCTCTCCGTCGAGGAGGTCGGAGAGGCCAACAATTCCCCCAGCGGAACCGCAGACACCCGATCCCACTCGGCCTTGGCCTGCGCGATCTCCGCGGAGGTGCAGTTCTCCACCACCGAGAACTGCTCATCGGTCAAGACCACCTTGAACAGCGCCAGGTTCGCGGTGCGTTCAGCTTCCCGCTCGTCCATCTGTTCACCGAAGTCGGGGCGTTCCGGTTCCTCCGGTTCTGGACCAGGATCCTCAACATCTGGATCGTCGAGTCGTTTCTCCCACGCCGCCAACGCCTTCTGGTACTTGCGGGACTCAACCTGATACCGGCGGAACTGGCGGCGAATCTCGTCGCTCTGCTTCTCCGCGTCCTGCTTGAATCGGCGCAACGCGGCTTTGATGTCACGGACACTGGCCTCATCGAGGAAGTCCCACCGCGGCAACGACACCGACAGTGGGGCTTGCCCTTCGGGGTGGAATGTCAGTGTGACTCGCACACGCGGATCGGAGGCGGGAATGATGTCGGTCATTTTGGCTGGACCTTCTTGTTCGATGTTTTTTGGCTGGGCCTGAGGGCCTGCCCGGTGGCCAGGCCCAGCCACGGAAAACCACCGGGCAGGACTGTTGTTACGACTCGTCGAGAACGTCCGGCTCGTCGATGTACTCGTTGACGCCGGCCGGGTTCTCCGGATGCGAGCCCTTCGCAGGCTTGTAGCAGTCGATGGTCAGGGTGTACTGAACCAGCTCGGACGACAGCCAGGTCACCTCACCGATCTCTGTCACCTGGCCCTCGGGGATGACCAGCATGCGGGTCTTCACCCCGTCGACCACGCGGACCACGAACGACTTCCGCGGCAGCGGCGCCTCATCGTGACGGATCGTGATCTTGCGATGCCCGTCGGTGAAGTCCACGTCAACGTTGCTGTCACCGAACACGGTCTTCAGCACGACCGGATTCGACTCGCAGCAGGTGACCGCCACGGTCTCCTCGTAGTTGTCCTGCGTAGTCTTGATTGTGGTGCCGGCGAAGTCCTTATGCTTCGTCACGTCACGCTGAATGTTGTTGACGAATCCGTCATCACCCATCCAGCCATGCGGTTCGAGCGCCGCATCGAGTTCAGCTATCGCGTCGGTCGGCAGAGGAGTCCCAAGCGGGGCGCCGAAAAACGCTTCGTCATCAGCGGACCGGCCTGCGGCCCACACATTCTTTGAATCGGCCATGATGGCTCGCGCCCCTTTCAGGCGTTGATTGGCTGGGCCTGAAAAAAGGGTCGGTATTCAGTTATTTGGTGGAGAGTGTGAGGTCTCCGTGGAACTGCCACCGGTCCATGTCGGTGACGTCTGGGTCGGGGAAGTCCACGGGTCCTTGCTGGTTTGACCAGCCGTAGGAGAACACCCCCGAAAACAAGGATCCGGCCGAGTTACGTAGTACGGACGAGACTTCGCCGCACCATGCTTCGATGTTGATGCTGGATCGGAGTGCTTTGCTCAGCCAGCATTCGACCAGCAGCCGGTGTACGGACTGCACCGGGTTTGGTCGTCGTCCGTCAACTTGGGAGATGATGATGATTCGGTTAGGACGGTTGGTGGGCATTTCGTCGGAGACCCGGATCCCCGGCTGTCCCTCTTTGACAATGCGGATGCCGGTGAGCACACCCGGGGCGTCCGGCAGCCAGAAGTCACCCACTGAGAGCCCTAATCAGGGTGTTGTGCTTCGCGTTATGGCGTCGTGCGTATGGTGACACCGCAGCGACGCTGGTACGCCAGCGTCCTTGTGGCCGCCGTGCACCCTGCCGGCTCGACACCGCAAACCCAATACCGCCTTTGCCTTTCAACTGCTTGTTGGCTCTGGCAGCCACATCCTTCGCGGCGGCTTCCTCGAACGCCACCACACCACCAGCCGATCGGAGCTTGTAGTAGCCGCCGATCTTGTGCTTAACCCTGATCGTCATCTTCCACCACCACTTTCACCCAATGTCCGGCGTGAAACACACCCAACAGTTGGTCCGTTTTGGAGCCACCCCAAATGCACAGGTTGTTGTGTTCATCGGTGGAGAAACGCGTTGCGCCTTCGCATTCAGCAAGCTCTTCATGCGTGTGAACGACAATCACCCTTCAACCCTCCGAAGATTCACAACTTTGCCGCCAACCCCACCGAACGGTGACCCAGTGAAGTCTTCCGGATATCCGATGACTTCGTACTGAACCCCTTCGAGGTCGATCACATCGTGTGGCCCCGTCGAGAATTCCGGCGGCACCAGAAGTTCGATGTGCACCTCTACCCTGTCGTGCCCAGCGAGCTTCGGCTCCGTCGACGATGGTGAGGACCATCCATGAACTGCCTGTGGTGTGCCAGGTTCGTCCTTGGGTGGGGTCCACATCGGTTCGTCGCGACCGTAGTCGTCCTCACCGGATTCAGAGTAGGAATGCACGCCGACGGTGAACGGAGTGGGGAATCTCATGGCTCCTGCTCGTAGATCGGCTGACCCGCCAGAACCGCACCGCACGAACATGTTCCACCGAAGTAGACAGAGCAGATCGGCGAGTGGTAATTCCCGCAGGCCACGGTGTCGACCGCGAATGCTTTCGACTCCGCACCGTTCTTGCAGATGTCCTGCAACTGGGTGATCTCACTGGGCCACAGGTTGAACCCGCCGCGCTGGCGCGTATCGAAAGTGACCCCGTAGGGACCCATGGTTTGCGATTGCAGAGCACCGGATCCGGCTTGCGACCAGCGCATCACCGCGCCGATCAGGATCAGCTTCGCCTCCGCCAACTGGTCGTCAGAAGGGTCGGCGGCCAGGCATGGCGCGACCCGTGACGCGCGAGCATTCGCACCGTCAACCCACACTGCGGCCATCGCATTCGCGGCGATGTCATCGGGCAGGTCTGCGGCTTTGATGATCTCAGTCACGGGTCACGCCATCCTGTTCACTTGCTGTTCTTCGCCGCTGCACGTTTCGCCGGCAGCCGATAGCCACCGGCCAGACGCGCATCCTTCTTGGACTCGGCGACCAGAACGGTCTGTCCGTTGGGGGCGATCAGAGTGACCGTCTCAACTTTCTTCGCGGTCATGATCTCCCCTATCAGGATTCGTCGGCGTCGCGGACCACAGCGAACGCATCGGTCGACATGATGCCGATGCCGTACACAACCTCAGCGCGGATCGCGATCTGGTTCTGACGCTTCAGATCACCCAGACCGTCCGGGTCGCCGAACTCGATCAGCTCCAGAGGGATACTGACCTGCACACCCCAACGGAACGCGGAGAAGTCACCGGCGATGGCCTTCACGTTCGGGTTGGTGGTGCGGTACACACCGGTCGACGCGGTCACAGCCTCCGGGCCGCCACGGACGGTGTCCGACACCGCCGCGTTCAGGCCGGCGAAGGAAGCGACGTCCGTGCCGAAACCGAGTTCCGGGTACAGCTTGCGGCCCTGCGAATCACGCTGGGTGGCCAGCATGAACGAGAAGGTGTTGTCCAGCGCGACACCGTCCGGGGACAGGTTGTCACCGAGGACCAGACCCACAGCAGCCTCAACAGCCAGGTCGGGCGTGGCTGAGGTGCCGGTGGTCAGCTCGACGATGTTGGTGGTGTCGAGGATCTTCGCCGGCGAACCCGACAGAGCCGCACCGGTGAGCGGGTTGATGCCGTGGATGCCGATCAGGTCGAGAGCACGACCCAGAGCAACACCGGACAGGTCCGCCATGGTCTGCAGGACGCCGAGTTGACGAGACTCGTCAGCCCACTTGACTTCCTGGCTGAACCGCTGGGTGACCTGCACCTTGCGGGGGATGGCGGTGACGGGAGCGAACGTCGCCGTCGACTCGCTCTTCTGAGCACCTTCACCGACGACCTCGCCGCGAGGCGGGGCGGTCAGGGTCATGTACTGCTGTTCACCGAATTCCTGAGGCTCGGCCATCGACAGGCGGGCCAGGACGGACTGTCCCTGAGCCTTCTGCCACACGCCGGGCACCAGGTGCTTCGGCAGTTGAAATGTGCCGGTTGCAAGAGCGACCATGAGAGGCGTTTCCTTTCAGAGGTTAGGAACCGCCGCCGCTGAAGAAGGTCCGCGCGAACGCGAGATCCTCTTCCTCTTGGGTGGTTCCGCTGTTTGTCGACGTGCCCTCCTTGGGCACATTCGGATGTTTCTTCTTGCGCTCGGCCTCGGCATTCGCCTGCTCCGCGGCGCGGTCTGCGAGCCTCTTCGCCTGGGCAGTGAGAGTCTCTTCGTCGGTTCCAGTGAGGAACAGATCAGCGTCTTCCAGTGAGATTCCGTGCGTGACCGCAATGCGAAGCCGCAACGCTTCCGCTTTGGCGGTGTCCCGCTCAGATTCAGCAGCAGTGATCCGACCGTTGGCCTTCTCGAGTTCAGAAAGGTTGGCCTGCTCGATCTCGTCGAGCTTGGCAGCCTTCGCCTTCAGATCGTTGTAGTCCTTGAACTTTGACCGTTCGCGGTCCAAACGTTCCTTCAGCGCGGCGTTCAACTCTTCTTGCGAGGTGATTGCCTTGAACTCGTTCGCGGCGGGCGTATCTCCGCTGTTGTTGCCGCCCTGGCCTTCCGCAGTCGTTCCTTCTGCAGTCTCAGACATTTGTTCCTCCTGGTCCGTCCGTTGACCGCCGGACGTGGGCGTAACCCGCCATGTGACGGGAAGTCTTGTGAACCTTCTAATCGAGGTTGTCTTTGATCCATTGCCGCACGCGGGCACGATCTTCCGGCGTGGACGGCTTATCCGATGGCTTGTACGGCTCCACCGGCAACGCTTGACCACCCCACGCCGGGACAGCCTCGCAGTAGCAATGCCCATGACACGCGAACCTTGCCGACCGTTTCGTGTACACAGCGCCGCGGGAGGCGACCATGATGCAAAACTTGCACGCACCGGGCCGGGTGCGCCGCATGTATCCGCGTGCCTGCGGATCCTCCTGGGCTGATCCGGTGATCGTGTAGTTCGCCGAGTTGGCCAGACGCTTCTGGAAGCCGTCCTCCAACCGAGACTTGACGGAAAGCACATCGGGTTCGGGCAGTTTCAACGGTTCCGCCACCCACCCGGCCAGCGCGTAGGCCCCAAGATCCTCGATGGGTTCAACGATCGCGGAGAACCGGCCGGCCACCTCAGCGCTTTCACGCAGCTCGTCGTACCAGTCCGCCGCCGCCGCCATGGCGGCTTCGCTCCACGTCTCCAACACATCGGGAAACACCCCAAACAAGGCGGCTTCCAACTCTGCTGGGCTCAACGACCAAAGATCATCCAGATCATCGAGAGCCAGTACCGTCAACCCTTGCAGGACGTTACTGAGCCGTGGCGCCATTGTTCGACCGGTCGATCAGAGCTTGCAGCGTGCCGCGGCCCTGAACGCGGCGTTTGTCGGCCATGGCCCGACGCGCCTGCTGGGGTGTCAAACCGATCAGTTCCAAACCGACCTCGGTCTCCGCAAGCCACGGCACCGCCGCCAACTGCTTCATACCCGCATCAGCCTGCGCCGACTTCGACAGATACCGCGGATCCCGCCACTTCGCATCGATCGACTTCCACTCATCGGGGATCTCGTCGATCGCAACCTTGTTTTTCATCGCCAAAGCACGAATGAACGCCTTCCGCAGCGCCGGCGTGAAATCATCCACCGCGCCTTCAGCCTCAGCGATCAGCTCGTACTGCGAAGCGTCATACGACTCAGCCGACGTCGGATTCGACAACCCAGAAATCGCCACCGCCGTATCCGGAAGCGACGCCTCACGGGCGAACAGTTTCGCCAACCCATTGATGTCAGACCAATGCGCATCCGGGCTCGCGGCGGGGAACTGCTTCACATCCGCACGGGCAAGCTGCGGAATATCCGCATCAGCATCATCCGGGAGACCCTTGATCCGGCCCAGGCGGGCTTCCCACACCGACTTTATCGTTCCGTCAGCGTTTTTCAGCGCCGACTCATCAGCGCCAAGCAGCCAAAACTCTGGATAGGAGAACACATCCATGTGGCCTTCGCGGCGGGCCAGTTCACGCACCCCGGCGTCCTGCAACCCCATCATGGGTTTAGTGATCCGCGACTGCCCGAACGGACGCTTCGGCGCAGGCTTGTACGGCAACACCTGCGCCGGCACACCGTAAACATGCTCATCACGGTCGACCTGCCACTTCAACGTGGCCTTGTCCCGCTGCGCGGTGACCGTCTCATTGTCCAAATACAGGGCCAGGGACAGCACCTTGCCCTCTTTGTCCTTGTCGATGATCGACAACAAGTTGTTCAAACCGCGACGGCGCCGATTCCACTCACCAGTGGCCTCGGAGGCGTCCTTGACATGAATCAACGCTTCCGGCTCGTCGTCCTCACCAACAGTGTTAATCAGGAACGCCGGACCGTGCTGCATCGCAGCCACAATCGCACTGTCAATCTCCGACAACAGATGGTTGTCATCCACAACCTCGGTGCCACCAAGACTGTCCAGGTCACCGTCCGGCCACACGAACCCTTCCAGGTTGCAGCGGCGGGCCAAAGCATCAACAGCCTTACCCGTCCACCCCAGCACCAGACCAAGGTTGAAGTACTGCGGAGGAATCAACGTCCCCACATACTGGATCGTGCGTTTGTTCTCGTAATACGACGTGCGCAGCAGATTCTTCCACCGCAAATTCTCAATCTGCGCGAGAAGCCCATTGATCAGGGCGTTTTCGTCGTTCGACAAACTGGGGATACGAACCGTCTGCTGCTGAATCACGCCGGCACCCCATTCGAATGCCGCTTACGCCGATGCGTTGCGCGACTGTTCCCAGACGGGCGGCGAGCGGTCATCGCCGCATACACCGCCCCCGACATGGAGATAGCCGGACCGATATCGAACGACTCGGAACGTGGCACAAGCATCCAACCTCCCGAAGTACGATCCTGCCGGCGCGACCCCCGCACAGCCAGTTCAAGATCCTGCTGACCGTCGTGCGACAAACGTCCCTGTTCAACCAAACTCAGCCACAACGCGTTCCCCGCACCAGCCTCATTCTGCGTATAGGCAGACGCATTGAAGTACAGCTTTTTGAGCTTCTCCCCCAAAGCTTTCGCCGCACCGGTCGAATCATGCTTGATAGGTGTCCGTTTGGTGGCGTGGCGAGACATGAAATTCATCGCCTCCACCTCCGACTGTGTCCCAAGAGCAATTTCTACGTGCGCGGACTCTCCCTCGCGCCAACAAGCAGTGATCCAATACCAGCCAGAACGTGTGGCGTTGATCCCGTACGCCGCCACATCTTCCGGATCCACATCAACATCCGCCGCCAGGTTGTTCCACTGGTCCCGCGGAACAACCGCCAGCGTCTCGTTCGTCTTATCCCAGATGCCGAACACCTCACGACGAACGTCCTCAGGGGACATGTTCTCCACAAGCCGCTCAATCGCCGACTTACCGACACGGAACCCGAACGACGGATTGACCTCCGCCAGCTTCTCCCAGAACCGCGGCGCATCAATATCCGCCACCACAGTCTCAGGAGACTCCGGAGCGAACTCCACATAGATACCCTTGAACGGACGCTTCTTCACCGGCGCCAAAGCCTTATCACGCCGGCGTTTGAACGCTTCATGCACACCCAACGCCACTTCCTGCGGGCGCGGCGGCGTACCCATAAAGAACGCCAACCCGATCTCAGACACGTTCATCGCAGCGAGCATGTCCGTCAACGCCGAATCCTTCAGGTTCTGACACTCGTCATACACCTGAATATCAACCTCAGAGAACCCGCGACCGAACCCCGAAGAGCGAGCACCAAACAGAATCTTCGACCCGTTCGCGAAATGCACACCCCGGTTGTCATCCGTAGCCACCACCGGGTGCTGGGCACGCATCTTCGGCCGAATTTCCGGACGCTCTACGATTCCCGCAATCTTGTCTAGCGTCTGAGATGACGTCCGATCATGATGCGACGACCAAACAGCCAGAGTCCCCGGACGCGACAAACAAATCGCGACCAGCCCGACCATGACACCCCACGTTTTGCCGGCCTGCCGCGCAATGCTCAGGGTCACACCCATCACATCACACGCCAGCGTGCCGTCCTCACGCAAACCCAGGGCCGCGTACCAAATGTCTTCCTGCCACCGATCGAGCACAATCCCCATACCGGGCAGCTCAGGCGCGATCAGTTCGTTGTAGCGCGTGAAAGCTATGTCATCGGGGATAAAACACTGGCGGGCAATATCGACAAGCGGCGCAGGGTTAACCCGACTTCCGGAAGCGATCGGCATCGAAAGCCACAACCTTGCCGGACTCCGTCGGAGCCGACTCCGACTCAGGTTTGAGCGCCTTCAACCGCAAAATCTCGGCCTTAGCACGCTCGATCTGCGTGTTCAGCTGCGAACGAAGCTGCGGCTTCTCCTCAAACGCCTCAGCAAGCAGACGGTAACGAATCTGCGCCTCCGCCAGCTCATCACCAGCGGCCATCGCCTCATTCAACGTGGTGTACTCAGCCATCGGCTATCCTCTCGGACCCGCCGGTTGACCGCCCGGCGTCGGCGTAACGCGCCAAACAGCGCAAGATCAGATAAAACGTGGATTCACATACGACGGACGAACCTCAGCCACCGGACGAACACCAGACGACTTCGCACGATTACACTGCCGACACACACCCTGACAATTGTCCAACGCGTCAGCCTCTTCCTCAGACCAACCCATCCGAAGCGCCTCATCAGTACTGACGATGTGGTCAACCTCGAACGAACGCGGATGAGGCGCACGAGCGTCATAATCAATGAAGCCACTCAACGCCTGACAATCCGCGGTGATCCGCAACGCACACGGAGCGTCCCCGTCACGCCGGCGAACCTCAGCCCGCCGACGATCCCGGATCGTCGTGGAAGCGAACGGCATTCAACCCCCTACCCCCAGGTCACACACACATTCGCCTATGCCCTGAG